ATATCGAACTCTACGATTTTCATTGGGGGTGCCATCTTATTCTTAATAACCTTAGCTTTGACTTTGACGCCAATTGGATTTCCGGCCTTGTCCTTAAGATCTTCTTTTTTGCGGACGTCAATTCGGACTGAAGCATAGAACTTCAATGACATACCGCCAGGAGTTGTCTCTGGATTACCAAACATAACTCCAATTTTATTGCGCAGCTGGTTAATGAATATAATAAGAGTGTTATGCTGGGCAGCGAGTCCAGTAAGCTTACGCATAGCCTTGGCCATCATGCGCGCCTGCAAGCCCATGTGAGCCTGTTCCATTTCGCCATCAAGCTCAGCCTTAGGAACCAATGCTGCTACTGAGTCAATAACAATAACGCCAATTTCACCTGTGCGCAGGAGTCTGTCAGCAATGTCAAAACCCTGCTCGCCATAATCAGGTTGAGCTAGTAGTAGGTTGTCTAGGTCGATTCCTACAGCTTGCATGTAAACTGGGTCTAAAGCATGCTCAGCGTCGATGTAGGCGCACGTGAGGCCCATCTGCTGGGCCTTGGCCACTGTTGCTAGAGCGAGAGTAGACTTACCTGATGACTCAGGTCCATAGATTTCTACTACGCGCCCGCGCGGGAAACCACCAATTCCAAGTGCACTGTCTAAAGTAAGTGCTCCAGTGGAGATTGAGTCCCATGGTTTTATATTTGTTGAGCCGAGTCTTACAACTGCGCCAACTCCGTACTGTCTCTGCAATTGTGCGATTGCAAGTTCTAGTATTTTTGAATCTTCTTTTTCAATACCTTTTTTAGATGCGGGAATGAGAATCTCGCCAGTCTCCATATCGAATTCTTCAGTCATAGAATAATCTCCCTTGTACCTCATGAATATTGTGCATGTTCTTAGAGTATACAACAATTTTCTTGACATCTTGCTTGAACTGAAGAATTTTGTCCATAATTTCTTTTTCAACAAATTTGATTACTTTTACGTCCGTAGAATGAAAATCATAAAAATCTTTTTCGATTGTATCGAGCATTGATATTGTATTCTCGCGCAAGGCTGTTAATGCACGAGTCACATCACGCATATCTATGTCTTCCGCGTGTTGTCTAAATGTAGAATTTGTTTCGTTACGCTGGGGATATTCCACCTGGTAATAACCTTTCAATAATGGTATAATTGATATGTATATTATATCTTAAGGAGATTGAATGAGCAAGTCGCAAGAGCAACAAAAAGAAGAATTACAATTGGCGTTGTATTTATTAAATAAAAGATTCAATAGACCTATTGATTTAATTAAATACTGGTCTTTTGCGGGCCCTTGCATAGAAGATCATCCTAGCATAGAAGATTATAAGAAAAATGGTTGAAGCTAGACACGACTTGCTTTCATATGATAAGCTAGCCATAACCCCCCCTTCCCCCCTTCCCCCCTTTACTATATACTTATATGTTAACATATAATAATATATTCTTATATGTTAATATATAATAATATTATCCTATATACTTATATGTGCAAAAAACAAGAGAGAAGTCGATAATGCAGATATACCAGATTTTTGTACCCGAGTTAAACGCTAACGTAAAATTTAAAATTATTCCGACGGAAGATGTAGAAGCATTTGTTGTCAAGCATAAGAAAAGTAAAGATCTTCGTAGACAAGTTCTACAGTACGTAGTTTTTAATTTAAGTACGGATGTTTCGGCATCTTTGGCTGTTATGTCTCGTACAGCGGCAGAACGCGCACTGGAAGCTATCTATGCTGGATGTGTTATGCTTAACCCCGGTTTGGATATTGATTACTGGGTAAGCATTGCCTACTCGACTGCTCCTGTGGAGATTTCTCCTGACGACGAAGATTATGATCTTAATGAAGTAAAGAAGTTTTTACAAGAAGCCCAGAAGAATATTAAAAGAAAAACAGTCAAAGAGATTGTTCCTAAGAATAAAAAGATTGCTAAAGAAAAGTTTTTAGGATTAGAAGGATTTTTAAAGTCAAACGTAATTGGTCAAGACCAAGCAATAGAGGAAATAGTTTCAGCTTTATTTAGATCACAGGCAGATTTACATGACTCAAATAGACCATTAGGAGTATTCTTATTTGCGGGTTCTTCCGGCGTTGGCAAAACACACTTAGCAAACATGCTGAATTCTTATATGTTTGGTAGTGGATCTCAAATAGTGAGAATGGACTGTGGAGAATTCCAACATAAGCATGAGAATCAAAAGCTACTAGGTTCCCCTCCAGGGTACATAGGCCATGATGAAGGTGGGCAGCTGACTAATCAAGTTAAAAAGAATCCTTATTCTGTTGTTTTGATAGATGAAGTTGAAAAAGCACATCAAGATATTTGGAACACCTTCTTAAGGATATTTGATGAGGGAATAGTGACAGATAATAAAGGTGAAATGGTAAACTTTAGAAATACAATTATTATTATGACTACCAACCTAGGTAATGAAAAAACAGTTGAGAATTTAATTTCCACTGGAACAGGATTTGCTAGAAGCATTGTTTTTGATCGTCAGACTTCAGAAATACCTGTTCGATCTATTGTGGAAAGAAATACCCATCAGGCAATTGATAAATATTTTAGACCAGAATTTATTAATAGAATAGATAAAATAGTTGTCTTCAATCACTTGAATCGACAAGATTGCGAAAAGATAGCTGAGTTAGAAATGTCAGTAATTGCAGATAAGCTTTCCAAAAAAGGCATTTCGGTTTCCTATACTGATAATGTTATTGATGGTCTCATTGAACGTGGAATTGACAGTATCAAAGGTGCTCGTGGTATAGCCCAAGTAAGAAGAGATGTCATAGAAACACCTTTAGCAAAAACAATTGTGCATAGTAACGTACCTAAAGGTACTATATTCCATATCGACTATGTCAATAAAAGCTTTACTTTTGATATACAAAAACCAATAAAAAGAATACGATCTCAATTATCCTAACAGGAGAAATTAACAATGGCAAATAAACTTACAATGGGAGCTAGGCTTACAGGCTTTATGAAACAGGGTATGAATGCTGGAAGATCAAAAGCTACATCTGCTGCAAATGCTACACGCGCAGCTACTGGTAGTTCATCTGCCGTTAGGGGTTTTGCTAAGAATAATAAAACGGCACAACGGATAGTAAATAATCCTGGAAAGTCAGCAGCTATTGGCCTAGGGGCTGCTAGCGTTGGAGCGTATGGCTTGAGTGGTCGAAGAGGTCGTGGTGTAGATAAATTTGCAGGTGGCAGACCTACCGGAATGTACGGGAGATAATTATGAGGTCAGCAATGAAGGCATTATACGGGACAGTGGGAGGCATCCTTCCTAAGGGAAAAGCAGCTGGAAAAGCAGCATATAAAGCAGCCTCAAATCCAGCGGGAATGCCCATAGGTATGAGGGGTACCTCGACAGGAAGAATGAAGGCGGGAATTGCCGCTCGTAATCAAGTTCATGTCAAAGCAGGTAGAAAGCCAACTTTAATAGGAATGGGAGTTCTTGGTGCTGGATCAATGACTGCAGCCAGACCCAATTCAAATCAATCTAGAACAGCCTATCGTGGACCAATGCAAACAGGTAGAGGCGTAGGGAGATTCGCATAATGGGATATAAGAACACAATAGGAAAAGCTTTAAGAATGGATTCTGGAAGAGCTGCGTCATATTTAAAGTCTGGCGCAAAGAACGCAGAAAAATTGCGAGCTAAAGGTGCGAACATGGGGTTTGATCATAATCAAATCATCAGAATGAGACAAACGCAATTAGGACTTAGAGCGGGTGCAGGAATGGCTGCAGTTGGTGGACTTGGTATGGCCTCAAGAAGAAAGCCTGAACCTATGAACCCTCAACCAACAGCTAAAGGATCTGGAAGATACGTTTAATTAATAAGAAAGATGTAGTATGTCATGAATGATTGGAAAAAGTTTACAGATGTTAATGGTGATTTTCAGTTAGCTAATTTTTTATATAAAGGTATCAATGACCTTATGAAACATTCTCTTGATATGGGAACACTTCTGTCAAATGATCCTCATAAGCTTAGAGCTTATAAAGAGCAAACTAAAAAGTTGTTTAAAAACAAATGGTTTGAAATAGCTCAATCCTTAGAATTCTTTGATATCATAGAAGAGTGCATTTGTTACAATGAAGTTCCAGAAACTTATTGTGAAATATGCAAAGGCGCAAGATATAAGTTATCTTCGTATTTAAACTCTGATGAAATTAGAGAAATTGGAATCTTCTTTAACGCGGCACAGAACGCAGACCTCGCAGGTAAACTGCAAAAAGGTTTAATGAAAGCCTTGGATGAATTGTCCTAGATGTGACAAGAAAACTGAAACAGTTAGTGAACATTATGATTTCAAAAGTGACTGTTTAGTTCGTGATGATTATTGTTCGTATTGCAAAAGTGCTACCATACAAAGGTTCTATTCAGATAGTTCCTACAGTACCGAATGGATTGATTTAAATGTCTAATATAGAAAAAGCAGATAAAAGTGATTTCATGAAACAGTTTGAGTCTTTGCGACCAGATCTTTTCTTCCCTGAAACATGGACTGATGATGAGAAAGAAAGAGCGGTTGAATTAGTTCGCCCGCAAAAAACTAGGACTTCAATGTTCTCTTCTATCCCTATGAATTGCGAAGCAACGAAGTGTACATTCGCAGACACATGTCCATTACTCAAAGAAAATCTTGCGCCAAAAGGCAATCCATGTCCCATTGAAATGTCAATAGTTGCACAGTTTACAGCAGAGTATATGGAACAACTGGATGTCCAATCTGATAACTTAGTTGAAGTATCCATGATTAGAGATCTAGTAGATCAAGAAGTGCAATACATTCGTAAAACTAAATTACTTGCAAAAGAACATTTCATTCAAGAAAACATTATTGGCATTGACCATCAGGGTCAACCAATCATTAAGAAAGAACTTCACTTAGCCGTAGAATTAGAAGATCGTTTGCACAAGCGTAGAAAAGATTTGCGCAATCAACTATTGGCAACAAGAGAAGCTAAGGCTAGAATTGGGCAGACTCAACTTGATACAGCTCAAGCAATTTCAGACATTATTCATAAAGTTCAGCATATTGAGATTGAAAGAGAAAAGCTTATCAAGAAGAAGCTTGGCACTTACGACAAAGATGATTACATCACAATAGAAGAAGATAAGGAAGAGATTTAAAAATGGCCAGGATAAGAGACAGCGCTCTGGCCAGGTCTAATCTACTAAAAGCTCTTGAAGGTAATCTAGATCCCAAAGCTAGAGTGGGTCAAAAAATAACTCAAGATTCTTTTTTTCAACAAGGACCAATTACCGAAAGTCAGATGAATAAAGTATTTGGAACAGAAGATGAGTTCTTAGAAAGATATGGAAGATTTCAAAAAGATTACGAAGCCGCAATAGGTAATAAATTAAATCATGCTAAGGGCGCAAAAGTAAATGTTGAATTAATGAAAAGGCAAGGTAAAACAGATTTATCAGTTTTAAATAGAGAAACTGCAGATAAACTATATAAATCATATATGAATGATGTTATGAGAATGGGCGATCTTATCAAAGAGGTAGGCCTACCAAGATACGATACACCAAACGCAAACTTATACAAAGATTTATTTCAATTTTCAGTTGACAACGAACAGGGTATTGTCCATCCAGCTCAAATATTATTAAACAGAATGTCCGTTAACTTTGATCCCAATAAAAGAGGATTGGATTCACTAAATATTGGCAGCGGTCAACAAATGTCACATCGTTCATTATCAAACCTTTTCCATTCATCAAAAGGACGTAGCCCTGAAAAAATATTCGGGCAAACGCCGACTCAAGGTCAAACTTTAAAGATAGCTACTATAGATATTGAAACAACAGGAGTAGATATATTTTCTGATACAAGATCTATGACTATCGCTGAGTCAATATTGGACGACACTGGACAAATAAGCAAGCCTACAACTCTTCAAGATTTTAACGTTTCTTTTCAATCTAATAAATTATCTGGAGTAAATGTAACTACATTTGATACGAAGACTCAAAATCAGGCAGTAAAATCTCTGACCGAACACCTAGCAAATATTGAAGTTGGCACCACTGCAAAGCCAATGGGCGAAGGTGGCTCTACATATCTAGATGAAGTAGAAAGGTTTTTCAATAAGCTTCTTGAGGCAGACAGAGTTGCTGGTCACAACCTTAACTTCGACATAGATCATATGATAAGCACTGCGATGAAGCAGGATGGTTTTGGATCTCATTTAGGAGCACAAAAAGCAATAGATCAATTCACTCAAAGGGCGATGGATGATAAAGAGTATTTTGTCGATACCCTTGAATCTACAAGAGCGTATATTAAGAATCAGGCTGAACAAGCCACTGATATTCAGGCTCTAAAAGCCGCTGGTAATCTTGGAAGGGAATTAACCGAAATTGAGCGCGCTGAATTTTATGTTAAAAATCTCTTTGCTCAAGAAACACTAAGTAAAGTGCACATCGGCGGTAGCGCATCATACGGATCCGTTACAAACTTAGCACTAAATACTAACCTCTTTGAGTTAATAGAAAAAGATGGACAGGCAGAAGAATTATTTGGTCTAATCCAAAAAGGTTCACACGTAGCTGAAACTGACGTACACCTTCAGACGTATATAGGTAATTATGTTCAGTCAGGTAGATTAAAAATACGATCCATAGCTGATGAAGAATCTATAGGCAAGACCGCACAGGAAATAGCTGATGAAGCATTAGGGAAAACTGACTTTGGTAATTTTGGTAGATCAAAGGTAGCTCAGTCCAGTGCAGTGAATGCAACAACAAATATTGCTGACGTGCAACACATGTCTGAAACAGTTTTCAAACATGTGAGAGATACACCAAAAGGTTTGAAAGAAGTATCTTTATCATTATCTAGAGAACAGATAAATCAAATGTCTGGATTAGGTCTCGTCGGGAATCAAACTAAACAAGGAACATTGGCATATCACAAGGCAACAAGTAATTCAGTTGAGGGATTCTATTTTGCAACATCACCTACTAAAAAACAACTTGTTGATGAGACAGAATCTCAGAAAATAATTACTAAAATACTTGATGATGCTAGAAATGATACAGATTTTGCATTAGGAGGATCTAGGAATCTTCCTAATATTACGGTAGGCAGTCTAACTGGTCCTAGGAATAGGGCACAAGAATCAATTCTTGACACTGGCATTTCCTACGGGCGTGCTTCAGGGATAGATGAACTAGCGCGAATATCTACAGCAATACAACCGACACATGGCATGAGACAAGCTGCGAGTGTTGCGGGTAGAAATTCCGCTACGATACAAGATGTGACAGATACCTTAGGAACTACATATAGGGAATTAGGAAGCGGTTTATCTCAGAGTGATCAAATGAGAGTTGCTCGAGGCAGAGCTCCAGCTCAGTCAGTTTTCCAACAAGGATTAAATAATTATGATCTTGGAAAAGCTGAACAGATAGCTAAAGCTTTTTCTGACATTGGGGATCCTTACGCAGGCGTAATGGACATGAATGACAGAGTCTATTCCACAATTATGTCTAGTGCCACAAGTAGCACAGCGCATGCAGCAAATAGGGCTGGACCCGCAGTTGGCTATTTAGCGCAAGATATCTCACATTCAGCTAAGCCTAATCTTATATCTGAACTTGGAATGACTTTCTTTAAATCACAAAGAAATACAAAAGTTATTAATGCAATAGCAACAGACACAGTTAACAAAGTACGTCTTCCTCCAGAAATAGCACGCGAAGCCCTAAGGATGATGAATCCTGATGATACAATAAAGCATGTAGGAATATCCATATTTAAAGATTCTAAAGCTGGAGGCGCAGACCAAGTTAACGCAGTTTGGCTAGTCGGCAGGCAAATGGAGGAAGCAGAATCAAAACAACTTTCTAGAAATATATTAGAAATTATGCAGGATCGGGCTAGGGTGATATCATTAATGGGAGGGGACGAAGCCAAGGTAGACGCTTCAGTATTAGCCGCAGTTAGTGATGTACAAGCTGCAGCAAAAGTTGGGCCAATAGGACCAACTGGAGTGCCTCAAATCGCTGAGGCACAAATTGAGGACTTAAATAGGTCTATTAGGGATAGAGGAATTGTCGTAGCTCACGCAGACGAAACTGCTTCCGCGGAAATCATATCTAATATGCGACAATTAGGTGTTCCAACTGACAATGATGTGCTTCTCAATACTAGAACAGCCGCAGAACAAACCACAGGTCATACGGCAGATAATTTTGTTGTTGGTCCATACTTTGACCGCGAAGCAGCAGACGCTGCCGGATTATCGGGTCAGGTAAAAGAAGCTGAAGAACTTGTAGATCTTGGCAATGGAAGAAAGATATCCAAATCAGCACATAACGCTAATCAACTTACAGAGATGATAGAAGCAGATCCATCTAGTGCTACAAAAATCGGAAAAAACATTCGTCGTGGTAAATCTGGTCTTGAAGTTAATAAAATAGCAGAATTCTATGCATCCCATAAAGTCAAAATGGGATATGGGGCATTAGGTTTAGGAATAGCAGCTACTGGTTACTATGCTTATAAAAAGGGTAGAGAAAAACAGCTTTATGAAGAAACCTTACAACAACAGCCTACTGAAAGAAATATAACCACTGATGACATGAGGGTTTCAAGTAGAGCATTCAGTCAAGTCTCTTCCACTAGAAGTGATCCATTGGGTACCGCTGGAGTTGTTGGAAATCTAGATCGAGCAAAGATTGGGCATACTCAAATGGGCCCAAATAAATATAATCATCTTTTTGGAGGATAGCTAAATGTCATTGTTAAGTTCATTAGGGAGAGTAACAGAACCATTGCAGGCAGCTGGAAGGGGTCTTTCTAGGCTTGGCACAAATAGGGGATCTTTAATGGCAATTGGAGCTATTGCAGGAACTGCTGGTCTTGCAAGTAAAGTTGGCCCAGCAGCAAGAGACGCAGTTTTAGATGTTGGGTTAGGCGATCCTAATGCAGACAGATATTTTATGGGAAGTAAATTTTCTGCGAGGTCATTAGTTGGTGCGGGAATAGGCGGTTCGTTAGGAACAGCCATTCAAATGACTAGCCCTAAGGACTTTACTAAAACTAATTCAATTTTACCCGGCGCACCAGGAGCAGCTGCCGGAGGAGCTCTTATGGGCGGAACGTTCGGGGCTGCTGCAGGAGGAATGTTAGGTGCAAAAAAAGGAATTAAAAGTGGAGTAGCAGGAGCTCTAATAGGAGCCGTAGTTGGCGGAGGTATGGGGACACTCGCTTCTGACGGTATAGGTGGACAAACGGTTGCTGGAGTTGGACTTGGAGGAGCAGCAGGGGGCATAGGCGGGGCCTTATTGGGAGTTAAATCTGGCGGTAGCACATTCGGAAAAGTTGCTAAGGGAATAGTTGGTGGAGTCATGGGCGCAGGAATGGGAGCTACTATCGGTGGTGCTGCACCCATAACCGCAGCTGGAATTTCAACTAAATCTTATATGAACGACAATGCAGAATTCTTTGCTAGTTCACCTTACTCCGGTAGAGGTACGCAACAAATAATGAATGACACCGGTGCGTCAGGCAATATAGTTCTAGGAATGCATAACTCCAGAAAGGGCTATTAATCATGGCAGTTATGAGGGAACAAGTAATGCAAGAAGCCATGGATACAGCTAATGTCCAGGCACCTTTAGCAATGCGTATGATGGAAAATCTACCAGGTATAGCAACTTCTGTAGGGTTTAGTTCTGCAAGAGGATCCAATACCATAATGCGTGGTGGTTATATGGATTATAAATACGCAAAAGGGTCACGCATGGCCAATAAGTTTAGAGTCATGGATCAAACTGGAGCTCTTTCAGCAAGAAACAAAGCTAATTTTGTTGGTGGCGGAAAGATAGCAGGTGGTCGTGGAATACTTGGAAGGCGAGCAAGCAGACTAACCACACAAACTGCCTCCACTAGTGGAGTAGGAGGTCTACTAGGGGCAAGCCCAACTCAAAAAGCTGGATTTTTCCGTGGAGCTAGACTTAACAACATAACTATGAGACCAAGGGCTGTGGGCCGTCTTCATTCTGTGAGCACTATGGGCCAAGGCGGAATGTATACTCCATTTGGCGCATCAGGTTTCTTAGGCAATACTAAAATGGGTAAAAAGTTCGCTTCAAGTATAGGAGCAACTCCTGCTGCAGGAGAATCAGCATTTGGTCCAGGTTTACTTTCTTTTGTAAGTGCGGGTAGAAAAGCGGACCTATTGGAAAGGAGAGCTGCTGGAACAGGGGGACGTGCAGCTAGAGCTCGAAAAAAATTAGATGTATTAGATAGAAATATACGCAGCTTAGCTGCAATGAATAATCCAGGACTGATGGCTGAAAAAACACTTCCAGGAGTTCTTAGGCACGATCTGACTAAAGGACTTCGAGTACCAGCTGGTCAAAGAGTTATTATGAATGGAAAAGTCTACACTGGAAGAGCGAATTCCTTACCGGGTCATCCAGCTCTTCTAGAAGGAAATGCCAAAACTGGACAACTTCATATGAGAAAAGGCAAATCTCTTGATTATAATGGTAAAACATATCATGGGACAGGGGCAGGTCCATCCACTAGACGTGGATTTAAAGGTGCAGGAAATTTTGTGCCTCAAGCTGCTCGATTTAGAGATGTTAATGTTCAATTGGGACAGAATATAAGTATTCTAGATGACGGCCTAAAAAGTGGATCTAGAGGTAACCTAATAGCATCATCTATGTCCGGTCAAGCAACTAGGTATGCAGCAGGTTATTTCAGGGGAGCTCAAGGATATGCTCGTAAAGCCGGACTAGAAGGGAAAGCTTTGAGTGGTGCAGAAAAAGCAGTTGCTCATATGGCAGAATCTTTAGGGCAAAAGCAAATTGCGGGTAAAGTTGGTCTAGAAGCAGCACATCATGTTCTAGAAAATGGTGCCTTTAAAACACTCGGTAGAAAAGGAGTCATGGAAGCATTTGGCACAAAAGCTGGTGCAAAAGTTCTTGGAGCCAGGGCAGCAGCATTTGCTATACCTGGATTAAATGTTATAGCTACAGCAGCCTTAGTGTATGACCTAGGTAAGATGGCAGGAGAAGTTGTTAAAAGTGGAATCAACCTAGCAAAAGACGCTGGAAAATCTTTGCAAGGAGATATTAATAAACCATTATTCGGCATGGGCTATAAAGATACAGAAGCAGCAGCGACTTCAAGGTCACGAGGAGTTATGGCTATTCAAAACTCTAGATTAAATGCGAGAAGTATGCTAGGATCAGAGGGCGCAATGATGGCTGCCCACTATGGATGATTTATGACTGTATCAAGTAAAACAAAAGAATTTAGAGAATCTTTAGAAGCTCTGTCAAGAGAAGATCTTCTTGAAATAATTAAAGCACAAGATCCTGAATTAATAAAACAAATTAATAGAATTGAATGGGTCTTTGAAAATAAGCTAAACCATTTGTCATGGAATGACGGAACGCCTGTATTAAATAGGAAATTAAGTAATCAAGAATTATCACTTCTTATAGACGAACCATTTGAATTAGATAAAGAATTATTATCTGCCGGAATTAGTTCAGAACATCAAAGGCAATTACATATTGCAAAAGATGCGGTTGTTTGGGCAAAACAATTTTTGCAAGCAGATCTGAGAGTGTATCAAATTCTCATTTTGCGAGATCCATCTTTAAGAAAAGTTCTTAGAGCTGGTCGTCGTTTAGGTAAAACATTCAGTCTTGCAATACAGTTATTACATTATAGTTATACCCACAAAGATGGAAGATCATTGGTTATCGCGCCAATGAAAACTCAAGTAGAACTTATCTATCAAGAAATATTAAGAATATCTGCAAAGAATGAAGTAGTAACTAATTCTATTACTAGAAAAGTTACTAGTCCGCAGTTTATGATTCAATTCTCTAATGGATCAACAATCAGATTCTTTACTTCTGGTATGAAGTCGGGTGGAAAGAGCGACGTTGCTCGTGGTCAAGAAGCGCATCTTATTGTTCTTGACGAAATGGACTATATGCACGCGGACGACCTTGATGCCCTATACGCCATGCTCCAGAAAACCGCAGAAGATCAGCCCGACAAAGTAATGATTGGCGCATCTACCCCAACTGGTCGTAGAGAAAGATTCTGGGAATGGTGCAACAGTGCAAGGTTTAAAGAATTTTGGTTTCCGTCATACTGTAATCCATTTTTTAGTAAAGAACAAGAAGAAGAATTTAGAGAACAATATTCTTCTAGTGGATATCGACATGAAATAGAAGCTGACTGGGGAGAAGACTCAGAAGGAGTATACCCAAGAAAGTTTATAGACCGGGCATTTGTATCTCCACCATGGAAGTATCATGCTGAGATTATGTCTGCTCGATCATTCCATGTGATTGGTGTTGACTGGGACAAGTATGGAGCAGGTACTAATATAGTTGTTTTAGAGGTATGTGCTGACAACTATGAAGACCCAAGATTTAGGGGTAAAGTTAGACTGTACTATCGAGAAGAAATTAGCAAGTCTGAATATACGCTCACGCGCGCGGTAGATAGAATTATTGAACTTAATCAAATTTTTAATCCTAAACACATATATGTTGACCGTGGATATGGAGAAGTTCAAGTAGAACTATTAAGAAAATACGGCGTCGAAAATCCATCTTCAAAAATGAAAGAAAGAGTTAAGGGTATTGGATTTGGGGAGTCCATAGAAGTGCGAGATCCTTATACTAAATTAATGATTAAGAAAGAAATGAAACCTTATATGGTTGATAATCTTCGTCAGTATTTAGAGCGCGAAGATATACTATTTTCAGAAGATGATGAAGAAATGTATCTTCAATTAATTTCGTATGTAGTCGTTAGGATGACAAGTAGTGGTAGACCAGTCTTTGAGGCTGGTGGATCAGCTGTAGACCACGCTCATGACGCTCTAATGCTCTCTCTGCTCGCTATCACCCAAAACTATGGGGAATTTGCTAGAACCAATTATGCAGACAAGACTCAATCATTTTCTAATGAGTTTTTTATGACTAAACCTGGTACTAAAGATGATGAAGAAGAGAAGAATCCCAGTAGTTTTATTACTGGAAGAGTTCAAGCTTTATCCACTGGGATGAGTCGCAAGAAGAATTCTAGTAGTCGAATCTCTAGAAAGATGTTTTAAGGATTATTATGTCTATAAACAATATCCAAAATTACTCAACTGACTCCAAAGAAATCTATGCAGATTATAAATTTGGCGACACTTTTTACAGAGATAAAACTTCTACAAGTCAAATGCCACCTGGTTTAGCAGCAGTTCTTCCCAATGCGTCAGATTATAACTTTAGAACTGATTACTACATTCCGCTAAGTTCAGTCAAGCAACAGATATTAAATTCTGAAAATATCTTAGTTGGAACTAAAGATAATATAGAAAATAATTTATTAAGAAAAATTTATATTAATCCATATCTTGATCCAGATCTTGAAGAGTCTCATTTTAGAATTTGGAACGAAGCATCACCCCTGATGAATATTCCAGATAAAAAAGATGAAAATCTTTTTTTTATTCAGCAAAACGCTGAAGCAATTACTGAAGCGATAAAAAGTGGGCTGACAGCGCTCAATAGTATGCAAGACAACCTGGAAGATTTTCCAATAATTATTAATGACCCAGACACAGTAACAAAAGATAACCCACCAGGGTATATCTGTTTTGACGAATATTTATTTGCCGAAAGACACGCATCCACTGCAGGAAGAAGATTGGTCAATGAATATGATCAAGCAGTAGCCCAAGCAACATTCTCATATTTTTATCAATTAAGAAAATTACTAAACTTATTTTTAAATGAAATTAGTTATATTAAAAATTCACTACTACTTGATTTTGGGGATGATTATGAAAATCCAACACAGCAGCAAATCGCATTACAATATGACACATGGGGGAAAATCGCAGTACACTATTCGCAACGGATTGCAAAAACAATCGTTTCAAAGCCAGGACAAATCCCCGATGCCGAACTGGATAAGATATCTAAGAAACAAGCCGCTCAATTCCAAGCTTTTTTTGCGATTAGATTAAACGCTGTTGACTCTGAAATTAATGACCAAATAGCTTCCTTAAAAAGAGATCTAGTAGATAATTGTGAAATATTTTACAATAGATTTATTAGTCCGTCATTAAGAATATCTAAGGATATATCTAATCCTCTGGAATTCGATTTTTTAACAACTAGATTTTCTAAAGATAATCCAATATTATCTGGAGAATTAGTTGTAGCTACTAATATAATAAAAGGAAACTTTGCGTCTATCCATGCGGACTGCATGCAGAGATTCGAAATGATGTCAGCTCGTGTTGACTCGATGATGTCTTTAATACACGAGAAAAGAAAGTACGCAAACTATATTTCTCAATTAGGAAACAAATCTGTCCAAAAAAGACAAGTCTTAAAAACAGTAGAGAATGACCTCTACGCCCCATTATTTAGAAATATTTATACTAATACAAATAGAAACAATACATTTCTATCTAGTCATTCGCGACTTGATGGATTATTAGATGACGATCATCCTCAATATCTATTAAAAGACAAAGGAAATATTACTGGAGATATATTTGTAGAAGAAGGAATTACTATAGATGGGGTTGACTTAAGTGAGCACGCACACACGGGTTCAGATGGCTCCCGTCGTATTAAGTCTACAGATATTGATTATGATAATATTAGAATTCAGAATACAACTGACGCAATATACGCTATTAAGCCATTATCTGTAACAGTTGATGGATTTGTATCTGATATAATTCCTGGCGGAATTCCAGTATTTGATACAGTTATTTCTATTGAAGTAGATGACATTACATTAAATACTCATGAATATGAAATTTTATATACGGAAGTAATTTAATATGACATGGTTTAAATATTTTAAACAAGGAGAATCTACAACTTATTCTTATCCGCTCGTTAAAAGAACTATTAATAAGTTTACGCCTAATGATAAAATATTAAAAGATACATGGCTATTCATAGATGTAACTGATCTGGAAATAGAAAAATATTATAATAGTTCTTTAGATCTTTTAAATGACCATTCTTCATATCTAGTAGTTTACGAAACTATTGGGTCAGACTCTGAAATGGTTCCAGTAAATAATATCATTAACAACGATACATTATATTTTCAAGCAGCCGAAGATCATGCAGCAGATATAGAAACAATAAGTCAATATAGTATATATTATAAAACTGGAAACTTACGATATATTAAATTATTGAACTCTGAAAATTATCAGGTCACATCACAAGGGCAAGCACAGTTTAATTCATTATTTTCTGAAGTAGATATAACTGATTATGATGTAGTTGCTGGCTCAGAATCATCCTATAACTTTTCATTTATAAATGCAAACCTTGATTGGAATAATGGGCTTGCCTCAAATCCAGGCTCAAAATTATACTTTACCTTTACAGGACCAAGTATTCAGATATATGGAACTAAAGGGCCAGATTACGGTAAATTTAAACTTAAATTAACTGGTTTGGGAAATGCAGCATTTCCCAATATGGAATTAGAGCTTGACTGGATAACAGTAGATTGCTATAATTCAACGTTCCAAGAAAATGTTCTTTTATATGAAAATAATGATTTAAATTATCGAGATTATAATTTAGAACTTCAAACAATTGCCGATAAAAATATCATATCTTCTGGAAATAATATTAAAATATCTTCTTATTCTTTTAGTTATAATTTATATTTAACTATTGATAAAGAACAAATTAGTGATCAAGCAGTTTTTGTATCTATAGGTGGAATCAGATAACATGGCTATTATAAAAAAGAAAATAGAAAATTTAAAACCCGGCAAAGAATATGTTCTTACCGTCAGGGCTAAGAACTCTGATCTAAATGTTCTTTCTGATTATTCTGATACCATTAGGTTTCAAGTTCCAACTGACGCGACAACACCATCCGCATTAACTAATCTTAAACTCTATGCTGGCTTACAAAATGTTATGTTTGTTTTTGATTATAGTCAAGATCTAGACGTAAGAAAATATGAATATGAACTTTATCAAAATTCTAATATGTCAGATGAAGGCGGTCCACTAACTGGATTTGCAGACGCCAATGTTTTTACTGTTAGAGTAAATAATCTTCAGTCAGTAGTGGATGGAGTTGGTCTTGCGCCGTTTTGGGGTAGAGCAAGAACTCTTGATACAACGGGCAATTTAGGTCCTTGGACTTCATTGGTCCAAACTGACCCACATACTCCATTAATAGAAGACCAATACATCAAAGGCCTAACCGTTTCAAAATTAACTGCCGGAACAATAGACGGGCATACAATTAATCTTACTGGAGCAGATTCAATTATTCAATCAACCACTTATGATCTTACAAATGGGGAACAAGGTTGGCAGATTAAAGGAGATGGTAGTTTTAGTCTAGGTGGACCAGATGGTATTACGTACGACAATAACAGTATAATAATTGGATCTGATGTTCAGGTCCAGGCAAACTTAGCTGCAGACAGTATTAGTGTGGGATCAGGCGGATCCCTATTAAATATTAATGACTCCATAAATGCTGGTGGAGGCGGGATGACATTAGGTTCTGGAGGATTCAACTATTGGTATACTAATGGACAGTTCAGAACCGGAAATGCAACTAATTTTGTTTCATGGGATGGTACAGGTCTATCAATAAGAGGGACTTTGCAATTTTCAGATGGATCAACTCCTGGAACATTTGATAACGGAGATGCGATTACTGGTGGATCAATTGCAGGACTAACTATAGCCTCTACAAAGATATACTTTGGAACAGGAACTTTTAAAAATGTCAATACAGCATTCTATGTTGACAATACTGGAAAATTTTCATTAAAAGATCAATTGTTTTGGGATGGAGATACTCTAACTATTGGCGGCACTCCGGCAGTTGAGTTAATTACTGGAGCAGACGTAAACTCTAACGTAACTACAATTAGTGGTGGAGTCATTACTACTGGAACAATTAATCTAGGTAATGTAAATGTTCAAACTGGATCTTCTGGAGCAAGATTGCAAATAACTTCAACAGGAATAAAAGCATTTAATGCTGCAGGAACTAATACTGTTTCAATAGGTTCAGATGGAATAGCATCTTTTACCGGGACAATAACTGCATCATCTGGCAAAATAGGTGGCTGGAACATAGGAACAGGAACAGATTCACTAGCAGCTTTTCCTGATAGTATATATGTGCAAAATGGAACAAATTTATCACTTATGTCTCCAAGTGGAGTAGCTTGGTTTAGTGAAGGAGTCTTTACAAAAACTATCAGCGGCTTTACCACTGGCGTAACAACTAATGGCGGAGCTTTAAATACTATGATTTTAAGAAATATTCGAGCTGGAGCCAGCAACGCCAGACCCGGTACTGGTGCTATTGGGGATATATATCTTTCTTATTAAGGATTTATTATGACTATACAAATTAGAACCGGCACCGGAACAAACGACTGGCAAACAATAACTAATCCACAAATTAAAACAGGATCTGGAGCTAACGATTGGGCAAGTGTTAATAAAGGACAAATTAAAACTGGTGCGGGAGCAAATGATTGGACAACTTTTTATTCAAGAATAACTGATAGCACTCCTCCAACCTTTAGCTTCGTAAGCGCAACTCCGACTTCTGTTACCGTGAGGGTCATAGCATCAAGTTCTGATAACAAAAAAGTTTATGCGTATAGAACAAGTAACTCGGGGAATTTTCAAAGTAGCCCAGCTAATCCAACAACCAGCACAATAAATCAAACATTTACTTTTTCAGATTTAAGTCCAGGAACGTCGTATAATTTTTCTAGCTACACGGCGTTCTATGACGCAGAGGGAACTTTTGTAGAGTTTAGTGTGACATCAACGCTAGATGCATCGACCACATCATATTCAAAAACAACTCCAACAACGCCAACAAATACAGGAACAATCAGTTCCACAAAACTATCATTTTCATCTAGCTCTAGTTCCAACTATTCAACTAACGGAGTTGCAGCGTATATTCGATTTGAACTGAGTGTTTTAACTCAGTTCGGATATTCAGTAGTGCAATCACTTAATACCAGCATCCTTCCGCTGGATGATACGACTGTTTCTAAGACCGTCCAGTTCACTGGTTTGACAGCAAATGTTCCATACTACTGTCGCGCAAGAACTTACTATGGATCGCCAGTAGACTCCTATAGTTCTTATAGTTCTTACTCATCCGCAACAAGTACCTATCCACTTCATACAGCACAAATTCCTTTCAAGATTGCCGATTATACTACGGATACTAATTTAGCTATCCTTACTGACATCAATGCGTACAATAATGGGGATGCAAAGATAGAATGGGAGTCGGCATATAGGGCACGTGGCGCTCAATCTTGGCTAGGAATTACTACATTCCTTGGAACTACAGTTGTCACTGGAAATAGTACAAGTTATTATGGGCAAAATTTTACAGTCATTGAATCAAGAGAATATCGATTTAGGGCAAGAGTTTACTACGAAACCATTGATAAGTACGGACCATGGAGTGATTATACCGGCGCAGTAAGAGGTAAGACATGGACTGGTAAAACTACTGGCTGGATATCAGCCAGTAGTACAACATCGAGTTCTAATGCCTCAGGATATTCTTCTTCCATGGGTTCAGATGGAAATCAAGGTTCCATATGGTTCTCTAATCCATATCGCGATGTAACTACATATTATACGCAATTTAAAATATTAGCATATTTTTCGCGAGCTATTTATTATAATCTAAATACATACTATACTTCTTCCAACCATGCGATTGATGAAAATAGGCCATCAGTTACTACAACAGTAACTAGTCTAAGATATGGCATTTCTTCTATAGCAAGAAATACCGCATCCTCACCATACGTTAGACTCGTATTAGACTCAGCATCAAGATGCATCCTAGCATATGCAGATGAGGTTACTGTTGTAAGCAGCAGTAATAGCGCCTTTAACCAACGATATTTTGTGATGTATTCTTCTGGAGCAACGGTGTTTTTATCGCCAAGAGGAACAACGCCAGCTAACGTTACTAGTTCTTCTGGTGGCACCCTATTCGTTTACAAAACATCCGGTAATGATGTTAGTATTTTTGGTGGAACTAGTAATTATTACACAAAGGGAGATAATTATTTAACGGCATTTGACTATGATTATGGAGATGATGTTCCACTCTCTGCAGCAGGAGGCTCCGTGGAATATCTTGTTGCTTCAACCAGTAAAGTATCATCTAGGGTGACAGAATCATTTTCGGCAAACTTTACTCCGTCATTACCCGATGGTCATAGGAATGCAAAACTATATAAGTTCTCCATTAGGGTTGGCCCTACTGGTTCACCTCGAATATCTAGTCTTGTTGTTGATGGAATCAATTATACACAATATGGTGATATAAATAATCTGTCGGCATATCAGACATATATAGTAACTCCAGATGTGCTAAACTCTCCACCATATAATATTGCCTTTAATATAGATTCAGCTCCCTATTCGGGCGATAATTTACACTATGCTACAGTAACAGAAGTGCAACTACAAGCAACATATGAAACATTGGATGATTAAAAAAAAAATGAAATATGTAACGTTTTGTCAATATAAGAATAATATAAATATATACGAAACTTTAGGTACCCTTTTCCCGTCTAGTGATAAAGCATTTTTTTTACTTAATTCTTATTTTGGTCAATTATCTATTTCTAAAGTTAATGATGATTTTGATTTTTCAAATTTAACAGAAGAATCAATTGATTTTTTTAATATTAAAATTCATTCAATTGAAGAAATAAAAGAATTTGTAAATAATAATTCCGATTATTCATTGGAGGTTATGAATGGGCGTAGTGATATATTTGACACAAGTACGCCCCCTCCGTTTGATGAATCAACTGAACATTAAGGTGTAATTTATGAAATATATTAGTTTCTTAAAAGAAAATCAAGCGATTAATATTTACGACGTTTTAAAAAAATACATTCCTTCTTCTGATCAAATTATACTCGAAACGCATGAAGGGATAAGTGTGTCTCAAGTTGATGACAATTTTAAGATTTCTAATTTAAAAAAGGAATCAATTAATTTTTTTAATATTAAAATTTATACTTTAAAACAATTAATCACATTTCTTAATAGCCAAGCCGGCATTCAAGCAAAAGCTATAGGGGAAAATTCAGATATTTTAACAATATCATATTCTTCTTTTGATGATTTAGTGGACAATAAGGATCAAGAAAAACAACCGTATAATAATTGGGTCTGGAACAAAGATATGAATTGTTGGAGACCTCCAATCGAAGAGCCCAAACTTTCAGCAGAATTTTTATATTCATGGAATCAAAATAGGCTTAATTGGGATATTGAATTAAGAAATCCATGCGAAAGAAAATATAGAGGTTTTCTATTATGGAGAGCAGTTCCAACATATAGTGAAAGTTTTTATGGTGATGTTTGCTCTAATAATAATTATATGATTAAAAGTTTTGAAGACATAACTCATGGAACAATGGATTTTATGTCTAAAACAATTTCTAATCATGGAATAGAAAGATTAGATAATAATCCCTTAGGAAAATTTAAGATTGTAACTAGACATGAAACCGTTTTGGATTTAGCACCTCACGCAATTATTACATACGATGAAATAGATAGAGATTACATAGATCAATTTTCAAGAGAAGATTCAAAGAGTCTTTGGGCCATACATCCACAATGTATTGGGTCTACCTTGGAAGAATTGTTTAGACTTATTATAGAATGGGGTCTAGCGTATTTAGAGTTTGGAAATAGAGAACCGATAGCAGTCATCAGTGACAGAGTGCTCAGAGCGATCCAAATGCCCTTAGACGTAAGAAATGCCCTGTTAGAGATACCTGCACAAACGGTCGAAAAGTATATTAGGAATGATTCCACACTGCTCGTTAAAGATCAAGAGGATCCGATAGTGCCAGGATTTGTACAACATTGGATCATGGATATGTATCGAACATATTCTAAAAGAATAAATGATCAAGAAGTATATGTAAATACTCTGCTAGACTCCTATCCAATGTGATATAATAACTGCTTATGATTTCAATGAAAGGTAGACATGGACGATTTAGATATTAATATTCTAGTTCAAACATTCAGTGAAAAAATTGGCCAGTTAACAACCGATTTGGTCGTAAAAGAGGCAACGATTAAGCAGCTAAACATCAAAGTCGCAAACTTAATCGCTGCAATGCAGCCAGTTAGAACAGAAAAAACAATTAAACAAACAAAAACAGACAACTTTGAGTGAGGTAAATAAAATGTCAGAAGAAACAACTGAAATAATTGAAGAAATTCAGGCAACTGAGCCAGTAGAAGCTAAAGAATTTTCAATCGAAATTAAGATTTCAAACGCAAATCTCCAGTACAGAAGCGATTTTAATGAAGCAGAGACAATTTTTTGGATTGAAGCTGTTAAAAATATCATTATGAAAAACGCTTTTGATAAAGCTAATCTCGACGTTAACTGATTAACTTATAAAAAAACACCACTTTAGCTACTATTATATATAGTTTTGATATTGGAGAGATACATGGCAGTCTTTGACTATTTGCCCTTTAGGCAAGTTGATAAAAATAATAATTTTACAGCCAAAGCACTAGATGGCGAAGAAATCAAATCAGTTAGTAGATCGATGAAAGTCGCATCGCTAGCTCTGGGTTTTCAAGGTAATACTTATTTTTTCAGCAAAAGATCTACATTCGAACCTTCTCCATATGATTTCCATAGAATCATGCAGGCAGCTGACACTGATTCTTATGTAAAGCAGGCTTTGAATAAGTACAAAGAGTTATTCTGGAAAGAAAATTGGAAAATTGTAGGTGAGAATCCTGAAGCAATTTCCTACTTATATCAAAGAATAGATTATATGGAATTGGCAATGAAACGCCCTTTCTTAGATTTTCTAATAGAAGTCACAGATCATCTCTTTAAATATGGAAACGCATTTATTGTTAAAGCTCGTGGAGACATATCAGAATACTTTCCATCTCCTTTAGAGGGAGTTAATGCCGGTCAGCCTGTTGTTGGTTATTACTTAATACCTACTGAGCAAGTAAGGATTTTAAGAGATAAACACAATAGGCCACAGAAGTATGAACAGAGCACAGATCCGCTGACGTATATGCCCTCAGATCGCGACCCTGTATGGAGCGCAGACAAAGTCATCCATGTCTATATCGACAAGAAAACTGGCAGAGCATTTGGGACGCCATTCATAGAGTCAGCCTTGGATGACATTGTTGCTCTTCGGCAAATCGAAGAGGATATCCAAAACCTCGTACATAGAGAACTATTCCCACTATATAAATACACTATAGGAACTGCAGATCAACCCGCAGAACCCCACGAAATAAGCACCGCTGGCCAAGAGTTAGAAAATCTTAGAGCAGAAGGTGGATTGATTTTGCCTTTCCGTCACAACATAGAAGTTATTGGGGCTGCCAATACCGCACTTGATGCATCTAAGTATCTTGATCATTTTAAAGAAAGAGTATCCGTTGGCCTGGGTGTTGCACCTCATCACCTTGGCATGTCAATGGGCGGCGGCAACAGATCCATGACAGATAGATTGGATACAGCTCTTTATGATAAAGTTAAGCAATACCAAAAGCTTTTCTCTGAAATGGTAAGAGTACATTTATTTAATGAGCTTCTACTTGAAGGTGGATTTGATCCTATGACTAATCCACTTGAAAGTGATGTTTCAGATCGTTGTTACTTTAAGTTTAATGAAATAGATGTTGACACTCAAGTCAAAAAAGAAACTCATACTATTCAAAAGTTTACAAGTAATTTAATAGGACTGTCAGAAGCTAGAATGGAATTAGGCATGGACGCCGAGCACGATCCGAAAGATTTCTATGCAGCTATCCAATCACAAATTCAAATAAATGCGAATAAAAAACAAACAGAACTAAGTGCTTCGCTAAAGTCTAAAGACGCGACTATGAACGCTGACAAACAAGAGCCAGCACAAAAAGGCCAAACAAATGTTCCCAATAAAAGAAAAGGTGCGGGTAATGTAATCCGCCCGGCTAATCAACAGGGAAGAAATACCTCGGCAAATATCAGAAGATCAGACAATGCCTGGCTGACACTAGTTGAAAATGCACTTGAATCAGAGTATACTATAGTCTATACAAATGATGAAAAGGATGAAATAAATGTTGAAGAAAATGATAATAAAGAATAATAAAATATCTGATTACTTGGGTACAGAAGACGCAATTCAAGGTTTACAAAAAGTTGTAGATAATGGTCAAACTAGATTAGCCCTTGAAGTAATTTCTGATGTTATATCTCAGTTAACAGATAGAATTTCAGCACTTGAAGAATTTTTATTTTCTAACCCCGAGCCTGCTAGCGCCCCTGTCCCTGTACCTGCGCCCGCGCAAGAGAAACCAATTACGAAAGCAAAAGAAACTACCACTGAAATATCAGAGGAAGAAAAGAAATAATTCATGAAGCTCTTAATTGGGACTCCAATGTACAAGAGATCATGGATTCTTCCACATTGGATACGCTGCCTAATAAATCAGTCAGTTAATTTTAAGGAAATTGGTTTTGTTTTTGAAGTTTCTCCAGATGATAAAGAAACCATAGCTTCATTAGAAGCTTGGAAAAGATTTGATAAAAATATACCGTATTTTGAAATCAAAGTAAGAGAAGACATACCTCACTTTGAACACGAGAATAATAGTAGGCAGTGGAATATATCCAAATATGTCAATATGGTTTCACTAAGAAATTCTTTGCTACAAACAGTGAGGGATATCCAACCGGATTATTATTTTAGTTTAGATTCAGATATTTTATTAACAAATCCAAATACAATAGAACTATTAATAGCTCACATCAAATCAGGGGCAGACGCAGTCAACCCCCTTATGTTTATGACGCCAATCGGAACACTATATCCAAGTGTTATGGATTGGAGACAAGATGATCCATCAAAAGCATATAGAAAAGAAAAATATCAACTTGGAACATATTTCCAATCAGATGTAATTATGGCTGCAAAAATGATGAGTAAAGATGTTTATAATAATATTTCTTATAGTGTTCATCAGCAAGGTGAAGACGTAGGCTGGTCACTAGCTTGCAAACAACAAAATTTTAAACTATACTGTGCATCATATATTTATGCTCCACATGTTATGTCAGAAGTATTTTATCAATCATTTCTCCAAAATGGAGATGATAGATATGAATCTTTATCAGACAGCTATGCTAAAGTCTGATATATTCATATAAATTTGTTTAATGTTATAAAAATAAACTTACTATATAAAAAAGAATTATACATAAATGGGTGATTTACATGTCATTTGACTTTACAGAAAATTTTATATTACAATTACCTGACTTCTCTAAGTCGGATATCAATTTTTCAGAGTCCTTTAATTCGAAGAACGGTTTGATAATAGAAGTCGCTGCCATTCATGAAGGGCTTACTTCTAACTATAATAATTATTCTGCAGAAGAATTAGAAAAGGCACTCCAATCATGGGTGGATCCATACCCGAAGCCAATCATTCTTAATCATGATTTAAATACAGAAGCTATTGGCAGGGTCATGGCTGCTAAGATGGATAAAGAAGAAGATGGTTCTTCGTTTGTTCGCCTGCAGATAGCAATCACCGATCCTGTCGCCGCACAAAAAGTTCTCGATAAGAGATACTTGACTGGTTCAGTTGGTGGAAGGGCTGGTAAAGCAGTCTGTAGCGTCTCTGGCGACGATCTAGCTGCAGAAGATGCATCTGGTAGACCGAAGCCCGCAAAGTACAAAAGAGGCAAAGTATACAAGGGCAAACTAGCCTACGTAGAAATGAAAGATATTAGTTTTAAAGAGTATTCATTTGTCAATCAACCAGCAGATCAAAAGTCTGGTGTTAGGGCACTAAAGCCTGTTGACGGTCAAAGTGAAGTTCCTAGTTCAGAGGGTTGGGTTGCGCGGAGCAATGCATTTGTACTCAGTATGGATAATGAAGATATTTTCTCCATTGCAGAGAATAAATCAATTTTTTCAGAAATGAAGAAAAAGGAATCCAAGCCGATTTACCTCCAATTAAAAGGAGCATTTCTTACAGCTCTGTCCATACAGGAGAACGAAAATTACAAATACAATGATAGTTCATTACTATCTGATGAGAATGAAAATATCGATAATTGTCAGGAGAATTCCAATATGGATCAAGACACTAACGGCGACGACATCCTCGCTGCAGTTCAAGAATTAAGTGACGATCTTTCTACAATGTCAGTAGCTAAGGAATCAGAAGTTTCAGAAGAGACGGTTGAACTAGAAGAGACAGTTGTATCAGAAGAGACCGTTGAATCAGAAGTCGTTGTTACTGAGGCAGATTCTGAGAGCACTGTGGAAACAGTGCCTTCTGAAGAAGCTGAGTCAAAAGAAAATGGATCTAAGGCTTTGCCTGAAGAAGCAGAAGAAATAGGTAATCAAGAAGTTGATTCAGCTAATTCATCTGAGGCCGAAGAAGATCAAGGGAAAGAAACAACAGGAGCAGACCTCACTGACGTAAACGTAGTCTCTGAGCAGGATGCAAATGCAAAAGCTAGAATTCAATTCCTTGAAGAAGAAAATAAAAAACTCAAGAGTGCATTACATAGAACACTAATTGAAAGAGTTGTCGATACTAGGATCGGACTTGGTTTTGAACTATCAGATGATCGTGAAAAACTAATTGAAGAGTATGCCACAAGAACAGCATCTTCTTTGGCCGATAGCCTGAGAGATCTTGCTAAGACACCAAGTAAGTTTGGTAAAAGAATTGGCGAGATGTTGAATATGCCCACAATTGCTTCAGAAGCCGAAGTTTCGGTAAAAGAAGAAAATGTGCTTACTATAGACATGGAAGACGAGCCCATCAAGGTTTCGGATCCCAAAGAGTCTTTTGAACAAATTCTAGTTGATGCCCTTATGGGTAGACGTAAACTTTAACACTAAGGAGATAAAAAATGAGTTTAGCAAAATTTCGCAAAGTACATAGTAAGACCGGTTCTGGTCGCTTCGTTGTTTCCGAGGGCATAGCCCCCGCAGCATACCTGTTGCCACACCCCGGTCTTCCTACCTGGTACTATGACAGTGAAGATGATCGTTTTGAAATTGTTATTCCTAAGGGAACTATTCTTTCAGTTATAGCCGATTCAAACGGCGATGCCCGCATCGTTCCCGCTAACGGTACGTCCTCAAGCAAGGCCTGGGGCGACGACATGAGCAACACAGCGTGGGACCCCACAGCTGGTGCAACACCCGCTTACTCGTCCGGAGCAACTGACACAGTTACTGTGCCTGCTCGTTCGATTCCTATCGGTTGCGCACAATATGATCTTTACAGACCCTTCGATAAAGGTACCTCACAAGGTGCAGGATTTATCACACATGGCTATGTAGAGTATCCAATGGTCAACGGTATTAATAATAACGTGACAGTTGGTTCAGTAGTTCGTTCCGACGTAATGGGACGTCCAGTATTGGCTGCAGCTGGCGATTTTTACGACAGCAGTGCCGTATACAGCTATTTGCAGGTAGGTAAAGTTGTCGAAGTCGAAAAGTTTGCTACAAACTTTGATGACGGCCTCTTGAGCTACATGCAACTCCCATCAGATCCGGGTGCGTTGAAGACCGTTTATGAACTTACCAAGGCTGGTCCTAATAATGGTAAGCTCGGTATTCGTTCGAATCTAGATGTAACTAATGTCATTGGTGCATTCCGCGTCAACCTGACACTTTAATAAATAAGAAACAATTACACAGGAGGAATATTCCTAAGATGACTAAGACAATCCAAGAGCTCCTCTCGGGTCTCCCAGCTTGGGAGACAGCAATGACCGAGGACGGGTATATCGACGCAGACAATAGAGTAACAATTAAGGAAGCTTTTGCATCGTCAGACGCAGCAGCACTTTTCCCGAAAGTTCTCTCACGTACGCTCAGAGAAGCAGCAGAGCCACAGCTTTTAGTGACTCCATTGCTTTCCACTGTTCGTCTCGGCAAGGGACGTTCTTTGGAATTCCCGGCCGTCAATGCTATTCAAGCTGCTGAGATCCCAGAAGGACAAGAGTATCCAGAACAAGCACTCGCTTTCGCAAAGCAGGTAGAGGGCAAGGTCTCAAAGAAGGGCGTTAAGCTTTCTTTCACAGAAGAAGTGATCGCTGATTCACTTTGGGACATTGTTGGTCTACATGTTCGCGCAGCTGGCCGTGCTATGGCTCGCCTTAAGGAGCAAATTGCTCTGAGCCGATTCAAAGATGCAGCTACAATCGTTTTTGACAACGACGACGCTGGCTATGACGACACAACCGGTCTTGATATTACTGGCACTGCCAATAAGACAATCAAGTGGGATGATATCATCGACATGGCTGCCGTTCTCATGGCTGAAAACCATATTCCGACAGACTTTATTCTACACCCCCTCATGTGGTCGATCTTCCTCAAGGATGCCATCTTCCATCAAGGTGGCGCAGCATCTGGCGTTGGAACAAGCTGGGGCTATCGTCCCCAGTCTGCAGACGGCGCATTGAATCAGACTGCCCCTATGGGACTGAACGTTATTGTTTCTCCTTTCGTTAGCTTCACAGCTAAGAGTGGTGCAACAGCAGCTAAGTCAGACCTCTTCCTCATTGATCGCAATGAAGTCGGAACACTTCTCGTTAAAGACGAGATGAGCACCGATCAGTTCGACGATCCGGGCCGGGATATTCGCCAGCTCAAGATGAAAGAGCGTTACGACATCGTAATGTTGGGTGACGGTGAAGGTATTACTGTTGCTAAGAACGTCAGACTCAGCCGTAACTACGAAGTCATGGTTACTAACGAAACAGCCTGATAGAAACCTTAGGGTCGTTATAGTTACAAATTACCCTGAAGCTTGGGGGCGGTGGAGAAATCTACTGCCCCCTCTGCTTTTTATTGAATTGATTTATTACTATTACAATAGGTTTTGAATTTGGAGTGTGTTGAGTGGCCTTATATCTTATTGATAACGCTACAGTAAGCGTTAATACTGTTAATATTAAATTCGGTAGGACTATTAAAATAGCATCTTTAGTTGATGCAAATTTTTTAGTATATACTGACGCAGCTACACCTGTTCAGGTAAGTTCGCCATTTAGGGTTATCAATACTATTACTGATTATAATCAGATTAGTAGAACTTTAACTTTATATTGGGATGTTATTCTATCCCCTAATGTAAACTATGTTGTCCGCGTTCAAAACTTATTAGATTCCTCGGGTATGACTGTTCCTGAAGAAAGAATCAGTTTCACGAGTCAAACACAGTCTGCAACTCCGTCAACCCTACAGGAAAGTAAAGCTACTGTTTTAAATGAAGTTTTAGTAGAAGATAAATCTATTAGAACAGATATTGAAACTGGTTATCAAATATTAGCTAAAAATCCTAATTTCTATATAGAATCTGTTAGTCCAAATAATGGAGATTTTTATATAGGAAATGATGAGAATAATGGAAGAACTATTATCTCATTTAGTTCTCGTCCAGCATCAAACTTTTTAACCAGTAAGTATTTTAAAGCACAACGTAAAAAGATACAAAAAACGCCAACCAGGTGGGAAACGCTTCCTGCTCAAGTCTCGATGCATTCGTGGAAACCAGATGTTTATATAGACTTTCCTTCTACCGACGCAACTCCGGTTTATTATACAGATAGCAAGACTTATTTCGAGACTGGATATAAATATAGAGTTATTGTCTCTTCGGAAGTCGGCATATAATGGCTAATTCATTATATGCGAAAGGCAAAGAAGGCTTATTAGAAGGCCTATTTGATTTGACTGACAATAATATAAAAATTGCACTAGTAAAAAATACTTATACAGTAAATTTAAGTACACATGAATTCTTGTCAAGCATTAGTGAAGATTCAGTCGCAGCAACTACTAGTTTACTAGCCGGAAAAACAACAGCTTCTGGTGTCTTTGACGCTGATAATATTACAATAGAAGATTACGGGACTAGCGGTTTTGCCTATCTGGTTTTGTATAAGGATACTGGAGTTAGATCTACATCAAGGCTTTTAGCCTATATAGATACAGCTACAGGTTTGCCAATAGCTGCTACTGCTAGTCCTATCTCCATTACAATTAGTTGGAGTAACGAACAATATAAAATATTTAGTTTATAAAGGATTTTTATGAGCACCCAGTATCCCGCAGCGTTAGACGTATTGATCAATCCGACATCGTCTGACCCACTCAATTCAGCAACAGTACCTCACCATCAACAACATGCTAACGCGAATGACGCCATTGAAGCCATGCAAACGGTTATTGGATTAAATCCAGCGGGAGGTCATTTAACAGTTAAAGATAGAATAATATCTGCAGAAACTGCAATTACTACGCAATCAGTTTTAAATGGATTGACTGACGTTACTATTACAACGGTGAACTCAGGTAATATTTTACGTTATAACGGTTCAGCCTGGGTGAATCACGCTGAATCAAACCTGACTGATGGAGGAAATTTCTAATCATGGCTAATACAATCAGAATCAAAAGAAGAGCTTCTGGCGGAGCCGCTGGCGCACCCACAAGTCTAGAAAATGCAGAGCTGGCATACAATGAAGCTGATGACGTCCTTTATTATGGCAAGGGAACGGGTGGAGCAGGCGGAACTGCAACTACAGTTCAAGCCATTGCTGGCTCTGGCGCCTACGTAGGCTTGTCGGGCACTCAAACTATTACTGGAAATAAAACATTTTCCGGTACATTAGCTCTTGGTGGTTCTGCAACTGCAACAACAAAAACAGCTGGTAACAACTCAACATCGGTAGTGACTACAGCATATGTAGATGGCGCTGTAACTGCAGCTACATACACTTTCGCGCTTGCCGGAGACACTGGAACTAGTCAGACAATTGATGACGAAGAGACAGTAACTATATCTGGTGGAGTAGGCCTATCCTCTGTGGCTAGCGCAACTAATACCATTACATTGAACTTAGATAACACTGCAGTATCCGCAGGATCTTATGGTTCAGCTAGCGCAATTCCAACTTTTACAGTCGATGCTCAAGGTCGTTTGACCGCAGCAGGAACAGCCTCTATTTCTACTTCATTTACAGTAGATGCAGACAGCGGTGCCGATTTAACAATTTCCGGTGGAGATACCTTCACTATAGTTGGTGGCACAGGCCTAACATCGGTGGCCTCGGCAACTGACACACTTACCTTAAATCTTGACAACACTGCAGTTACACCCGCTTCATATGGTTCTGCTTCATCGGTCGGAACTTTCACAGTTGATGCCCAAGGTCGTTTGACTGCAGCAAGTTCAACAACTATAGAAATTGCGCTTGGAACTAATACCAGTGGAAACTATGTAACATCACTTGTCGCTGGCACTGGTGTCACGCTTTCAAATGACACAGCAACAGAAGGCGGAACTCCGACTATTGCAATTGGTCAGAGCGTTGCAACTTCTGCTAGTCCATCATTTAATGGGCTTAACCTGAATGCAGCTGGAACAATAATCTTTGAAGGAACCACAGATGATGCGTTTGAAACTACGTTATCTGCTGGTGATCCAACCGGAGATCGCACAATCACCCTTCCAGATGCAACTGGTACAGTAGCTCTTACTGCCAATAAGCTTTCAGCTTTTGCATCTACTTCTTCAGCAGAACTTATTTCAGTCATTTCAGACGAAACTGGTTCTGGCGCACTTGTGTTTGCTAATACTCCAACACTTGTCACACCAAATATTGGCGCTGCCACTGGTACATCCCTTGTACTTTCAGGTGATTTAACAGTCAATGGCACAACAACTACAATTAACTCAACTACTGTAACTGTTGACGATAAGAACATTGAGCTTGGTTCAAGCGCCTCTCCAACAGACGCAGGTGCTGATGGTGGAGGTCTTACGCTCAAGGGCGATACAGACAAGACCTTTAACTGGATTGATGCAACCGACGCATGGACCTCATCGGAAAATCTTAATCTTCTAACTGGCAAGACTTTTAAGATTAATGGGACCGATGTTCTTAGTGGATCTACTCTTGGCTCAGGAGTAACTGCCTCAAGCCTTACTTCGGTTGGAACGATTGCAACTGGTGTCTGGAATGGTACAGCTATAGCAATAGCTAATGGTGGAACTGGAGCTACAGATGCTGGAGCAGCTAGAACTGCTCTTGGCCTAGCTATTGGCACTGATGTTCAGGCATACAACGCTACACTCGCTGCAGTGGCTGGTGGAACCTATTCTGGCGACGACAGTATAGTGACCGTTGGAACTATTGTAGCTGGAACCTGGAATGGCAGCACAATCGCCTTAGCTAATGGCGGAACTGGAGCAACTAGCGCATCAGGCGCCCGCACAAGCCTTGGTCTAGCCATCGGCTCAGATGTTCAAGCCTATGACGCAGAACTCGCTGCTCTTGCCGGACTAACGTCAGCAGCAGATAAGCTTCCATACTTCACTGGTTCTGGGGCTGCAGCTCTTGCAGATTTTTCTTCATTCGGTAGATCATTGGTTGATGACGTAGATGCTGCTGCATCGCGCACCACTCTTGGACTGGGATCAATGGCCACGCAAGCTTCTAGCAACGTTTCGATTACCGGTGGTTCTATAGATGGTATAACATTCGATTGTGGAACATTCTAATAAAAGGATTTAGATGCTCTACAATGGAGATATAGCCTATAATCAAGCTCATTTCAACTACAGTGGTGTGTATGTAGTTTCTCCTCAGTCTTTTGGAATAACTACTAATTTTGGTGGCCTAAAAGTATTAGGTGTTATTGTTATATCACCACCGTCTGTAAATAGCACATTAGTTTTTGTTGATAGTCATTCTGTTCTTACCCCAAGTGGAATACTAGAAAATACAGAAACTTCATCCTCGATGACATTCGCCATGTTTGACGGTTACGGATCTTCGGAGATAGATATAATAAACGCAGACGCCTTTGCTATTTCAAGTCTGGATAGCGAAGAAATATATAGCTCTGGATATATAGCAATATCAATAGATAAGAATGAAGCTTATGCTATTTCCAGTGCAGAAAGTATTATTCTAGAGGACAACTCAGCTGGAACAATTAACGTTACTATCATATCTAACGCATAAACTAAGAGGTAAAAAATGTCAACAGATAGAGTTGTAGTCAGTGACACAGTTAGAATAACTGTAAAATTTAAAGATATTGACGCCAATGGAAATGAAGTAGCATTATCTCCTGTAGCCAACCCACAAGTAATAATAAAAAACTCTTCCAATGCGACTGTGGTCACGGATACTTCTAGTCAAATATCTAGTTCAATATTTTACTTTGATTATACTCCAACTATAGCCGATACATATACGGTTAAGTTTACTGGTATATTAGCTAATTCTAATACTGTAGTTATAGAACAAAGATTATACGTTAGTTCCACAGTAGAAGAATATCAGCCAACAATAACTCTCAAAAATGATGAAACAATCACTTTTGCACCAGATGTACTCCCTCTTTATATTGACCCTGAGCAATTACTCTCTTATTTTCCTGACGCAACGATGTTAGAAATAGGCGAAATTGCCCACAACTTCTCTAATGAGGTTAAAGGTATCTACAGTCTGGTAGAGACCGACGACGGTAGTGATCTTTCATTTATTGTATATGAATACATTAAAGCTGCTACAGCATGTGAGCTAAGTAGAACTTATGGCTACGGCAGTGATGACGAGATATCTATAAGCCTTGGGGATTTTAGTCTTACAAATAAATCTATACCAAGAAATAAAGTCACAAGAGACAATGCTACTACATGGTGTCAGATTGCCACAGCGCTTAGAAAAGAAATGCTATCGAATAAAGTTAGTCCAAGGGGATTTCAGATGAAAGGCCTACCAACTATGGGTCCAGTTTATTCTGGTGGCAAAATGCCACAAGTAGATGGCGGAAAAGTGGCTTATCTTACGGATAGAGAATTATACGGTCCAGTAAGAACTGTCCCAGCAAGCCATGACCCTATGCCCAATAGAGGTTTTAGAAGCCGTGATTGATGTCAAAAAAACATTCAAAAAGATTCTTAGAGAATGGGGGCATAATGTTCACATTCAAAGAATACTTGCAAATGGAAATCATTATAATCAATTTGAATTAGTAACAACTAGGCAGGTTGGTCAATCAGGAGCTGCAAATTCTAATTCAACACAAGAATATGATGAAGGTCTTTTGACCAAATATGATGCAGTATATTATTTCGAAGACACCGTTTACCCCAAAGAGGGTGATAGGATATATGAGAATTATTCCGCCAAAGCAACAAAAAACTATACAATGTTCAAGATTGATGCTATCACTGCAGTAAGAGGCAGACATGGTAAGATTAACTATTGGATAGTTGGCGCAACTAGAGAGAAATAATATGTTAATAGTTAGCAGAGGTCAGTCGGTACAATTTAAATTTATATTTATTTCAGAAGGAAATATATATGACCCAACTAATAATTCAACACCATTAGATATATATTTCTCTGTCATTAGAGGAGAGTATGGTAGCGGTCCAATAATTGACGGTCCTTATTCTTATTTAATGCAACCAGAATATCCTTTAGAGGGCGACCACCGTGTGCATACCTCTAGTCAAAAAAGTAATTCCAAAGAATTTACTTTTTATTACAAAATTCCAGATAAATTATACGAGGGAATTTATTCTGTTATTGCGCAAACAACTAACTCCACCGGAAATTTAAACATAAGTGCAAAGTTTCAAGTTCAAGGTGAAGTATCGACTTTAAGTCCAATAGTTATTTCTCCAAATAAAAGTACCGTAGTAAACTATAAGCCAAGTTATGAACAGTTAAACTCAAATAATACTAGTACAATTTTATTAATTGGCCACGCAAATGGAATGGAATTTAATAACCCCGTTAATGTTAGGTCAATGCAAAGTGCGATTGATCTTCTTGGAGCAGATCTTTCTAGCCCTCTGCTAAGAGGTGTATTCGATGCATACGCCGCGGGGGCTAGAGATATTATGATTTGTGCAACAGCTCCCATGTCTGAATATGTAGATAAATATTCTGATAGAAATATTTCTAATACTCTATTTGACAGAAACGCCGCCACACCGAGTGAATATACTTTTTATGAAAAATATTACGAAAGATTAGAAGAAACATATTCCATAATTCAAGACTTAGATTTTATTGATATTATTGTTCCATTAGAAACTTCTATCATTAAAACAGGTGGAGTTGATTTCGTAACCCAGTTAGCTGATTATTGCGCTGATTTCCACAACACTACTGGTTATGTTCAAATTGGAGTAATCGGATCAAGAAGTGGTGGTGTTACGTCTTCAGATATTGATTTATTAGAAGCAAATTCTGTCCTAACTGATAAATTAACTACAATAAATATGACTGGTCAAATTTCTTCAGATAATGGAAGATTTGTTATCCCAGTATATGGCGAAGCTGTCTATCAGCATGATCAGATTAAAACTTCCTATGTTTCATCAATCGCTGCGTCGCTAGCGGGAATGTTCGCCTCAAGACCACTGAATATGGGTCTCATTAGAACAAGAATACCAGGAGCAATGTCATTGTATGGGGCAGACTTATCTCAATCTGAATATCAAAGATTAGATGATATAGGGGTCAATACTATATATAGAGGCAAAAAGACTAGAAGATCTGTTCCATTTGAAGTGTATTTAACCAATGAGTATACCCTCTCTCATCCAGAATCCACCTTGCATAAAGCGGCACAAATGAGACTTGTAGCTCTTCTAGTAAGTAGGATTAGAGGATATGGATATAAGGCTATCGGTCAACTCGGATACGATAAAGTCGTAGACGATGTAAGATCTTTATTAGAATCTTTAAAGAGCGATAAAATTATAGTTACTTATTCTTTTAACGTAGAAGTAAGTAGTACCACTGTTGGAAATATAATATTCTATATAGAAGTTCTTTCTGCTCTAGGGCTAAAGAAAATTGACTTCGCTTTATCAACAGGACCAGGAGTTTAATATGGCATATATAAATAGGGGGTTCCCTTCCCATGGAAGAAAAAGTAGATTTACAGAACCAATTTGGGCTAGTCAGCTAAAAGATTCAGTGCTCCAATCTCCAGGCTACCGAAGACTGGATGAGAATGGCGTAGAAGAAATATATTCTGGAAATCTAAGTTATCTTGAATTTATAGGTTTAGTAAAAAAAGTATGGGAAGAAAGTTATCCTACAATACCCATCCTGCCCAGCGGTATCAATAGGGAGACTAGTAGTACCTATTCCGATACCATGGCATCTAGCACACAAGTTAGTGAGATATCTTCTGCGCCAGCGTCATCAAGTTCTGGATTAACAGCTTTAGAAGAATTCCCAGCAATTATTGTTTATTCTTTGGAATTAAGAAAAACTCATACTACAGAGCCAAAGCCTAGAATGAGACAAAATGTATTGGAAAATACCGTAACAGTGTATGGTCAAAAATTTCAAAACATAGTTTCATTTTCAGTTCTTACAAAAGTGGGAACATTTCAAAATAATAATATTACAACAACTAGGGATGATCTCGATGCGTCAGTATTAGCTGATCAGGTTATAGAAGCTTTTGAAGATTTTATGTTGGAATATACTCCAGTCTTTAAAGCTGCGGGTGCCTCAGAACTAGTGTATTCTAGAAGACTTTCCGATTCTGAAATAAATAGAGATGGAAAAGACCTGCATAAAAGAACTGTAACCTATATGTTAACTACAGAAAAAACATTTGCGATTAAGAATGAAAGAATCCAGAAGATCGCAGTGGATGCAAGAACTTGGATGGCATATGAAAGAAGTATCGTTGAATCATTAGCGACACCAAATTTTGAAGATGTCACTATAAATATAGTTGACTTACAGCAATCTGCCACCCCAAATTACTAGCCAAACCTATATATTTATCTTCAGATAAATGTTTGTGAAGTTGTTTTTATAACTTGCCTGTTACTATAAATGAAGATTCTAAAAGATTCCCAATCGGAGGTCTAAAAATAATATGGCTATACCTGGAGTAACAACCTTAATAAGAGATCGTTTTTACAGTGTGTCGAGACAAGACGCACCTGTTGGTCCGAGAATTGTAACCATCGCAAAGCGCAGCACTGCTGACAATACCGGTGGAGTTCCCGACCTTGACGTAGTTAGAGTATCAAACGAAGCTGATGCAATTACCGCATTTGGTAATGGATCAGACGCACACCGTGCATTCGTCGAATTGGTCACCGCTGGTGCTGAAAGAATTTTCATCGTTCCACTTCCAAGTGATACAGTATTTGATCATACACTCTGCACAGTAACAAGTTCGACCTTTGGTGGATCTGTTTTTGACCCAGCTTTTGTCGCAGCAGAATCAGCAGTTCCGGATATCATCATCCCTTGGGGCCGTGGTTCGGACCCCAATGACTGGAATGCAAATGCTGCTACACCCAGTGATGACAGAGAATACGGTTTTCACGCTGACAACAATACCGCCTATGCAACAAACTGGGCCTATAAAGTCGCAGTTAAGGTTAAAGAAATTTCAGAAAGCACAAACCCCTGTATAGGCGTTATGGGCGTTAAGCCTTTCTTGGCTAGTACAACTCTTGGCGGAACTGCCACCTATGAAAGAATGACCCCAGGTCAAATAGCAACTAAAATTGCTTTGTCTGGATTACCGGACAGAGATTCTGGAGATGCATGGAAGACAGTCGGACCGTACGTCACTATCATTGCTACTGAGATCAAGCCAGTTAATTATTCATCGGGAACGACACAATTCGGCTATTCAAATGGTGCAGCCTTTTTAGCAGCCTCAATGAGCAGACTGGCTTCATATAGTTCAGTGGTTAATAAGCCACTTTACAATGTTGAGGCTCTTCGTTATGCTCCAACAAGAACTCAGCAGCAAGCTTTGAGTGAAAAGGGTATTAATACTGTTGTTCTTAACTTTAATAAAGTAGCAGTTTTTGGTGAGGGTTTGACATTTGCTCAGACAACATCAGACTACACTCGTTTGTCAACGAAGAGAATTGTTGACGAAGCTTCTCTTGTCATTAGACAAGTTTGCCAGAAGTTTATTGGTGAGCCATCGAACATTCAAGTTCGCAATGCGATGGAAACAGCAATTACTTCTGGTCTAAGAGGAATGCAGCTCATGGGTGCTTTATTGGGAAGCGATTTTACAGTTTCGTATGTTCCCAACCAAAATAAAGCGATTGTTGACCTCGTTTTAACACCTGCCTTCGAACTTAAAACAATCGAAGTCCAGGTAGCCATTAACTTATAATATACCGATTGGAGGGTAATTCAAAATGGCAACTGAAGATTATACATCAGTAAATAAATACCTAAATACCTACACCACCTTCTCAGGTGCAGACATTGTAGCCACTTTTGGTGGAATTGAAATTGGTGCTCTTTCGGGCATTACTTTCTCTGTCACTAGAGAAAAAGCTCCCATTTACACAATGGGTTCACCTAATCCTCGTTCATTCTCAAGAGGAAAAAGAGGTATTGCAGGCTCATTAATTTTCACAGTTTTTGATCGCCCAGCGTTGTATACAATGTTGGACAAGAATCGTGCAAATGGTGATCCGACACAGGTTTTCTACACAAGAAGCCATAACGCACTTCCTGGGGATACATCTTATAAGTATCGCGGAATAGCCGATGTCAATGACCAGGCGCTCAGTGTTGTAAAGAAAGTTCCTTACTACGCTGACCAAATTCCTCCCTTTGATATTACTATCACATTTGTGAACGAGTATGGCCAATCTGCCGTTAGATCGATCTATGGTTGCGAACTCTTGAACGAAGGTTCAGGCGCTTCAATGGATGACATCGTCATTGAAGAAACAATGACTTATGTTGCTCGTGAACTCGGCCCGATGTACACAATTAAAACAGATGGTCTCATTGACAACGCTGACGTGGACGCTCTTGACTTTATCCAAGCAAATGCCCTTAAGTCAGATATCATCAGACCGTAATAGAAACTACTCTAGGTTGACAGGTGTGCACGGGGGATCTTCCCCCGTGCACATTTCATTATAAGGATAAGGAATAATGACAAAGATTTATACTGGTAAACCAAAGATTAATATTGATCCGCCGCAGGATACTGAGCCTCATGGGACTTATGATCCTAAATTATCTTTTCAGAATATATCGTTTTCTGGCGCAGATGCCGTAGCAACAATGATCATCCCAGTTATAGGCGAGGACGGAAAAATCACTAATGATGGTGATGTTATTGAATTGGGCGAACTGCAAACATTATCATATTCAATACATAGAGAGAATTCTCCTGTTAGAACTCTTGGGCATGTAAATGTAAGAGGCTTCATTAAGGGTGGCAGAACAATAGCTGGAAGCTTAATATTTACTGTTTTTAACGAGTATGCATTTTATAAAATTAAAAAATATAGAGAACTTCTAGGAAGAAGAAACGGTTTCTTCGCCCCGCTAGCTGACATGCTTCCGCCATTTGACATAGTAATTTCTTTCTTCAATGAGTATGGCCAATCTGCTAAAATGAAGATCTTTGGCATTACTATTGTAGATGAAGGTCAAACAATATCAATTGATGACTTAATTACTGAACAGACTTACACCTACATGGCTCGTGGTATTCAACCCATGGTCAAAATGGATATTAGTTCTGAAATAGACTCGACGAAAGATCCAGCAGTAACCCAAAGAGATGTGCAAATATCTAGAAATATATTTGGTGACGAAGCTGTAGACAAAATATCTGAATTTTATAATCAAAATATGGTAGAACGTATCATCCCAATATGATAGAAAACATCGCTAGATAGCAGGTAATAATGCCGGAATCAAGATTAGATAATAAAAAGTTTTGGAAATTTGATAAAGAATACGATCCCTTATCAAATCACATAGATAGAGTCTACGCAGGTAGGGCACCAGATACTGACAAAACTTTTAATAATTATTATGATTACTACTTCAGTGGGGAAGATGTAAAAGTATACATTGATGGTCTTTTTGGTCCAGAAGATGAATTAGATATTGCTTCCTTTTCCTATTCCGTTAGACAGGAAAAACAACCTGTTTACGGATTCTGGTCATACAATTATGATACGGTCATGCTGGGTTCAAGAATCATTAGTGGTGAAATAAGTATATTCACCAGGTATCCGCGCAGAATGACAGAGCTTCTAGAAAAAGCAGCAAAATCTCGAGCGATGAATAAAAGTACTAGGACACCAAAAGACACAATTGTTTCACGATTAGATTCACAACTTTCTTCAAGCGATGAAAGTAATATAGAAAAATTTTGGGCCTATAGTCAATTGGATAGAATAACTTCTGACCCGGCAGTTTCTGGATATGACACTACCAATATATTCAGCGCCCACCCACCATTTAATTTTGTTATTTTGTACGGACTAGAAGAAACAGCCCTAAGTCCATTCAGCGCCAATGCTTCTGAAGACACAAGTACTTCTAGTTATTTAAATAATCAAATGTCTTTTGACGTTAATCAAAGAACTATTAAAATGGACAATAAAGTAAGTCCAATGAAAATAATACTTCAGCAAGTTAATTTAATGAATATGTCAACAACCTATAACCCAGGTGGTATGGCAATTGGTGAGAGTTATCAATTTATAGCTAGAGATTATTATTTTACTGAAGCAAAGCTTGATTTCATAAAAGGAATGTCTGCTAATAATACTTCAGATTCTGATGCGCCATCTAATATTGATCCTAGCTCACTTACTTATGACCAGTTATTACAAGATCCAAGTACTAGCTGGAGCTTTTAATTTTAGTGATTTATAATTGAAAAAAAAGTAATTTTATGATATTATGTACTGATACATACTAAGGAGAAACATTAATATGGCAAATCAAAGAAAAGTAGTAATAGGAGATACCCCAGAGGATATCAAAAATTTAGGTTTTGATGAAGCAGTCACATTGGTCACAACCGATGATCCAGATGCCATCGACGTAAGAGCTCAAGAAGCAATCGAAGAATACGATCTTGATCTTGAAGTTGAAGAGTCAAAAGACATTGAAGATCTGGCAGATGATGTAGAAATCTGGGACGGTGGCCCCAATGCTGGAATGATTAAGCAATGGAAGCAACATTACGGAGACGTTTATGTTACATCTATTTCTTATGACAAGCACATTGTTTGGCGAGTACTGAATCGAGTTGAATATAAGCAGGTTGTTAAGAAGATGGAGCAATTGGTCCAGGGTGGACAGCTGACTTCTGCTGAAGCTAACATGTGGAACGAAGAAGCAATCACTGAACTCTGCGTACTGTATCCTAAGTACGACAAAAAAACAGCACTTGGAGTTATGGCTGGTATGCCATCTCTTATTGCTCAAGAAGTGCTCGAAGCTTCAGGCTTTGTTGCCCTTGAGGTTAGACAACTCTAATTAGATGCTAGATAGCCAATTAATCTTTGATCTTAAAAACAGATATGGAAATATCTATTCTGTTAATATTAAAAATAAAGATATAATTTTTAGAGAACTAACATTTAAAGAATATAATCAAATTCTTTATTATAAAGATCTGGAAGATTTTTCTTCAGCTGATGTTGAGGATCTAGTCTTAGAATTTACCATTGTTTATCCTGAAGATTTTGATATTGCTCGAATACCTCCTGGGAATGTTTCTTCTTTAGCCCAGGAGGTATTAGATATATCTGGGATAACTTCTGCAAAACTTGCAAAAAGAATTCTTCAAGAAAAAAGAGAAGAAGCATCAGAGGTTAAAAATTTAATGAAAGCCTTTGTTCTCGCTACTATAAGTACATACAGCCCAGAGCAATTAGACGAAATGACTTTTTCTCAATTAGCAGAAAGAGTTGCCCTAGCTGAAAAAATAATAGAAATTAAACAAGGCATTAACGGCATTGAATCTACTAATCTAACTCTTCAGTTAATAGATCCTGAAGAAGAGTTAGAAAAACAGAAAATGCATGCAGCACGACACAATCTGTCTAAGATGCCAGGAACATCAACATATGAAGACCCCATCGCTCAAAAACTATGGGGATAATAATCTAGGGAGTTAGATTGATACGCGATCCAGGGCCAATACAAAACTTAGGATACGGTGTAACATCTAGAGATTTGCCCATAAATGAGGGTGAATCTAATGGTACAGCATCAAACTCTGGAATGATTAGCAGGGCCTTAAATGGCCATCCTATAATGAAATTCTTTGCCTCAACGGCTACTGTAATGGTAGCTTCTGGCGTAGCTTCAAAAGTCACTAAGCGTGGTGGATTAAAACTAGCAAAGTTTTTACAAACTTCTTCTGACAATGGCAAACCGCTTGCAACAAAAATGGTTAAAAGCGCTGTTGAAATTCGTCGCCATTTAGATGAGCTACAAGGTGTCAGCAGGTATGTGGAAGGTGAAAGCGATGTTTATTCTAAGCTAGTATATGAACGCAAGGGGCAGCTAACTACCGGATACGATGGGATTGTTAGTGAAAGACACGGTTATCAATACCTAACCAAAGAAGAAAAAAATCTTGCAGGATCTAACTTTTTAGGCAATGAGCCTCCAGCCATATGGCAATACAGGGACGAGCTACAGCAAAGATTGGTCCGAGCTGGCCGAAGAATGCCCTACGAATTACCAGCAATGTATGGTGCGCAAAAAGCAATTGTCGACCCAATCTTTGGAGAACGCGAAGAAGGTCAAAGAAAAGTAAAATGGTATAACCCAGCAGATGTGATTGCTGATTTTACCAAGTCATCATTAACTATGATGGCTACTATGATAGCCCCATTTGAAGGCGCAGGAGCAGCATTAGGAGCTGGCAAGAGTTCGTTAAATACCCTGAGGTATTCAATGAACGATATGCGAAATTTAACTCCTTTTAATAAAAAATTACGTCAAGGTTTTGTTGATGTAACGGAAACTTTGGCAGATGTCGGTCATGACTTTGCCACTATGACTAACAAATTTCTAAAAACTTCTGCACAAACTTCAGGAGCACTTAGCACTGCCACTAAGGCTTACACGCAAAATCAACAGGGTTTCGTACAAAATCTCCAGAGCCTTAGACATGGAGTTAAAGCCGCACGCGATGCGCAGGCAGCACAGGGCGCTTCTAGACAAGCCATCAAGAAAGCTGGATTTAGTGCATTTAAAAAAGGCTTTACAGACGCTTCTGGTGAAACCTCAGCATCTATCACAGAACTCCCCTCCGCATTCCGTGGGTTAAGAAAAGCATTTGTTGCTGGTAAAGAAGAATACAAGAATCTAGGAAGAGGTTATGACGCCTTAGAAAATTCAATTGCTCACGCTAGAGTACTGAAGTCGATGGTAGGCGTTCCAAATGCTGCACAAACGCTAGAAAGCGCAATGCACAGAATTCAGTCTCAGCATTCTAGTAGGTTGTCTAGTTTTGCAAGAGGAGTAAAGATAATGGGCGGAGGGGGCCCGGGTAATGAAGCTCTTCCAAGGTCTAACTTTGCATACAATCAACAGACAGACGCTTTTAAGGATCTTCTTCAGGATCAGTTAATATCAAGAGGGCTTGACGGTAAGCAGGCTAAACAATTTACAGACTACTTAAAGGTGCGACTACCAAAATCTAATATGGATAGCACCAATATAATAACTATTGGTAAAACTAAAATTTATGAAGAAGGTGCAGACGCAGCAAGCTTAAGTGAAGACTTTTTTTCAAGAGTAATACAAAGATATAAGGGAGTCTCTGGCGGTAAAACTTTTGAGGATGCAATTCAACCCAATGCGCTCAAGAACTCGGTTGAAGACGCAAGAGATATATTTGCTTCCAAGGAATTCCAAAAAGGTTTAAATAATAAAATAGCAAAAAACTGGAATAAATTTTATAGAGATGATTTAACTACAATTGGTGGCGGAATACTAAAGCCAATGAAGGCTAATTACAATGATTTCACCGGTCCACACACCGCAGCTAAAACAGAATTTTTGCAAAGAAAAACTGCTCAAACATTAGGAATAAATTTAACAGATAGCACTGGGCGACAAGTATCTAACGACATAGTCACAGCGGGTCTCAGAAAACGTGGCTTTGATCCCAATCAGTTTACAGACTTAAGAGCTTTCTTAATTAAGAATCGTCAAATGACTTCTGGCGTTTCTGGCGGTGGACATAATTTATTCGGATTAAAATCTTTAACAATTGACGAAGCTCGACAATCTGGACGCTTCTCTCATATGTCAGAACCAGAACAGAAGATAATCCACGACTTAGCTTCAAGAATGGCTATTAACGATCCAGTTTCTAAATCAATCGGATTTAGCAAAATGGATGGAGTATATCAATCTAGGTCTGGTCAAATATTAGATTTTACATCAGTTAAATCTACATTTACTAAAACAGCAAACTTCTTTGCCTCAGAGTTTAAGATCCCAATTCTAGGGTTCAACCCAGCTGACTTATTCGGGTACAGGTCATTCTCGGAAATGGCCAATAGATCACCACTTCAGTATGTGTCGTCTAGATCTGTCCAACCATTTATGCCCCAGGGAGCTAGTACTAAATCTGATTTCCATATGTGGTTTAAAACAAAAGGCTCCAAGGGTAAATTGATGGCTTTTGATACAGATAATGTATCGGAAACAATTCATAGTTCTTTGATGAGTGGAACATATAGAGCTTTGCCCACGAATACCACAGACCTGCTAACAAGACACTCTCGTTTTGCATCAAATATGCAGGGTCAAACAATTAATGAGATTAGAGATTCAAGCGGTTCAAAATTTTTAGATAGAATTCTTGGTGGAGAAAGAGCAATACGTTTTAAGAAAAAGATGAGTATTGATCCTGAGCAACCAAACTCATTGTTCGGACTAGCTTCTAGGTTTAAGAACCGTTCTACGGATTTAAGTAATAATGGAGTTATGGCTCGGTTATTATCTGGCGATGACTTGAAATATAATTCTGGCGGAAAAGAAAGATTAATAAGAATAGACAAACAAACAAGTGGGGGGCTTCGTGTAGTAGATGATCTTGGAAATGTAGTAGACGATTTTTCTGAAGCAGATCTCTTAAAGGGAATGCACTCTTTATCTAAGGAATCCCTTAGATATGGCACTCCAGTCAAGGTAATGAAAGAATTAGAAACTATTAACCCAGGTCTATTTACATTTGGCGGAAGAACTGCTAGCTCAATCGAAACAGCTGAACAAGCTGTCCAGTTCGCAGATGATTTATTAGCAGCTCAAAAACTAGTATCTCAACAACTCAGGAAAAAGGGCGTAGACCCAACAATGTTGGACGCTTCTTCATCGAGAATGAGAACTTTAAAGGATTCTACCAATCTCAATGCAATGTCACAAATGGCGGAAAAATCTCCAACTATTACGACTAAATTAGATCAGTTAAAAAATGAAATATTTAGATACATTTCTCAATCCAATCAGATGCAAGCGGGTACTAGCGGAAATCTATTTATCGAAATGCAAACCGTTGTTGACAAATTAGTTAAATCTGGAGCTATCAGTGCATCAGAAAGGGTTGAAGCTCAAGCGGCAGCTCTGTCCACTATGTTTAACATGAGTGCATTTAAAACATTTAAACACTCGGCTGGGAATTTAGAAAACGCTCGCGCTGGTGCAGTAGAGATGTTTGAACTTTCAAGATCCAATAACGGTAGTCTAAAGAGTATGTTTGACCCCTTTGCTAAGTCAGAGATGAGCAAAGTTTCTACTGGTATTCGTAAAAAATTCTCACCACTAGTTTCCTTAAAGCAAAAAGCACTTGGAACATCTGGATACCAGGCGGATGATTTAGCTGTAGACCCACTTGGTTCCGGGCAAAGTATAACTGTTGTTCCAACTTTTGGAACAGTTTTCGGAAGAGATCCAATGGGTGCGATCAAAAGCGCAATTGGATTAACAACGTATTCTGATCCACAAAGCTTCTCTACCGCAAGCATACCAGTTTCTCAGGGCGTAGAAAGACTAAATAGATATTTCGGTACACTGGGAATGCAGTTAAATGTTTCTGACTTCAAAGGACCACTAGACCTTTTTGCAACAGGAATGGTTGGCAAAAGAGTATTGCCAATGTATGCAGCTGGAGTTACGGCACTCACTGTAGACAGAACAATGGGTGGGATGGTCAATGAAAAAGATGACAGAGGGGAAAGAGTTTATTCTCCATTAGTGTTGGGCCAGGTAGCAAAAGGTGCGATGGAACTGCAATCCCTATCTGCTGGTCTGACTCCTGGTGGAATGACGTATGACGAAAAGAAAGAGCAATTGGTTGAGGGAGAAGTACCAATAAGACAAGGAAGATTTTGGCCTTTAGGTAATACTCCATTTAAAGGCGGAAAGATCCAATACTACAGGCCTTCTTGGTACCGAAAACTTCAAGCAGGCGCTATGTTCACTAGCGATACATACGGAAGTCCAGCTGAAAAGTTCTTATTTTATAATGATATTTCGCCACTAAGACCATTAGATCCTTACAGATTTGAGCGTAAGCACTACGAAGACAGACCATACCCAGTTAGTGGCGAGTATTTTACTGGTCCTTTTGGTCCACTTGTCCCACTGGCAAATATGACAGTCGGAAAACTACTAAAGCCCCAAGTGCTAATGCACGAGAATGAAACAGCACAAGGATTGTCTAATTATACAAATGCAGGTCAATCTGGGGCCTATGACGCGTCTGCGTATGGAATGACTTCAAGCTACATAGACGGAGTGGGATTCACAAGAGATATGGCCGGAGGGTCCCCTCAAATGGCCCTGACTGGCTCTGGGGCAATGACAGCTAGGCCTGGTTCACCAATCGGCTCCAGCGGAGCTACAGGCATCTCTGGGGTCAACTCAATGTTGGCTAGCAGAGCTGGAAGCACCGGAGCAGCTGGTTCGATGGTCAGGTCTTCACTGAAAGATGTAAACTCTCAATACAGCGACTTGTCCTATGGTCCTCCTAAGACGTCTGGCGTAATGGCTCCGAGAATAGTTGGAGCCGGTGCTCCGTTAGAACCCAGTACTAGTTCTTTCCAGGCAGGTGAGCTTGGATTCAGAATGCAAGAAATGGCTGGTATCTATGGTTTTGGTTTTGGCAATCTAAGAAAATCATTAGGATTTGGTCAGTCAGATTATCAACCGCAAAGAAGCGTTTTACAGTCCGCGTCAAAAGCCTATGGAAGCACTCGAGCGTTTTGGGATTTAAATCTTGGAGGCTTAGGAGATGCACCACTGGGTAACAGAGAGGGATTGGGTAACCTGGAATTCTCTGAAATTGTTAGAAGATTTATTCCAAAAGAAAGAACTGGCGTAGACTATATAAATCCAATAGAAAACACAATGGGTAAACAGTATCCATTTCTTCCTGGTTCTGAATATTTCACAGATTTCACTAGAGGCGATCCATACACTAAGGTGCAAGAAGGTGAATTAAGACTGCCGGGAGTGGGCTATGAAAGGTTTAATAGATTAAACCCAGATTCAACTGGATCATACGGCGCATTAGATCAATTAAAAATATTAGGAGATGTCGCACCATTCTCGCAACAATATAAAACATTAGATAAAAAAATTGATAGCATGGATTTAGGTCCGGCCGAAAGAAATAAAGTAACTGATATAAGATCCCAAGTTGAAAGTATGGCAACTAAAAATGAATTTACTGATTACAAATACAAGGGGTCATCAGCTGAAGAAATGGGACAACATCCATTAAAATTTGGCGCAGGAAGAATTGGCGAATATATAGCTCATTCGGATAACTTTGCTATTAACAAAACAATAGGAAAAAGAACAGCTACTGAAGATTGGGAAAGGAAGCACGTATACGGTGCCACGTTCCCTGAATGGCAAAGACCATTTGATAGTTATATTAAACCAATGATTGACAAATCTACACAAAGAGATCCTATAACAGCAGCGACTGGGCTAGGCATTGCCGGATCGCTTTTCGGTAGAACAGCTAAAGCTAAACTACTAGGAACAGCGGTTGGTGTGACTACCGGTCTGGCAGCATCAACATACGGGCAGGCTTCAGAATTGATAACTGGAGAAAGATTTATGCCAAAGCAAAGGAAAAAGGAATTAGCATTAGAAGAATACTCTGATATTTTAAGTTATGTAAAAAATAAAAGATTAGAAACTATGGCTAAATCTTCAGGGGATGAAAAAGCGGCATTAGACTATGGGATGGCAGCAAAAAGAACAATGTACGGTGCGGATCTTTACGGTAAAGACATTGACACGTTATCCTTATCTATTCCTAAAAGAAAAAGAGAACACTTCAAAGCCATGCTTAATGCTCCAGAAGGAGAAAGGGGCAGAATACTTTCTACTGCAGGACGTCTAGAGAGAAGAATATATGAGGCATCATGGGGCATGAATGTTGAGCAAAGACCAGATTTGGACGATTATTTTACGCGGCACGAACTACCAGATGCGTCATGGGAAGGATGGCACCCTAACACAAACTTAGAACAAGTAAAAATTAAAACAGGAGAATCTATGGGTATAGAAATGTCTCAAATGGGATATTTCCCTCAGCAGATTCGTGAAGCAAATTTAGCTAATCCTAGTTATCCTCAATTTGGGAAAAGCAGTGATGGAAATAGCACTCTTGATAAATTGCGCCAATTGATGAATGGATTTGGATTTTCCGGAAGTGTTACTCCAGTTATGAATCCTTTTGGCTCACAGGGCATTGACGTTTCGGCGGGAGTTAGATAATGGTAGACATTAATAAAATGTACGACACGCTTCCAGAGAGAATGGCTGCCGCAAGATCTGCTTTAATGAGAACGTCTTATGGCATGGGTGGTGCCATCAAGATAGAACCTGATGGAGATGAAATAAAATTCGTCTTAAGTGTTACTGGTGAATCATTTAAATCTATTGAGAGAGCCTTTGCTCAAGCAAGCACACTAAGAATTTCCCAATTTAACAATCTGTCCAATTCAGGTAGTAAACGAGGAGAGTCAAAATTAGGAAGTAAAGTAGCTGGTATGGCTGAAATAATGTCTAACATAAAAGAAAAATCACAGACATTGTCAGCAAGCCAAATCAAATTACTGCAAGATGCTGGAATCGACGTAAGTGCGATAAAAGATATGCAAGTAGATATTTCAACTCTTCATGAGGGCAAAGGTGGAGTTAAAAATATTGCTATGGAGCTAGAGAAACTAAAAAAACGTGGTTCACTGCATGGGATAACTATGATCGATGACGAAAGTGCAAGATTGATAACCATGAGAGCTGGCGGCAAGATGCTAACTAGTTATCAGTCGCATCTACTACTATCCGTGACAGGTCATAACATATTAGATCCAAAAGCACTGTCCGATAAAATCCTTAGTGCCAATCCAAAAGCACTTAGATCTGGAAGACTAGCTGACTATTTGTTGAAAATGCCCAAAAGATTTAAATCATTAGCTTCTGAAAGAGAAGTATCTTTGGCTGGATCGAATTTACAAGACTTTATTGGAGGGGGCAAAAATTCCACTTTGAACGCTTCCATATTTATGGTAGATCCTCAGTATGAGTTATTGAAAAAAATGACCTATCAAGGAACTGATAAAACAAAAGTTTTTGGAAACACTATGAGAGGTAAAGAGCTAGCCCTCTATTATGATAACGTAGATGCAGAGGATTTTGTCGGAAGCATAATGAACCAATTTAGTAACAAAGAAAAAACAGAATTTGAAAAAGTTATACGTTCTAGAAACTTTGCATACGACAAAGACGGAAAAACTGGTAAAAAGTTTGCCAGTGACCAGTTAATGGAACATTTAGAAAAAAAATTTGTTAAAGTTAATGGTGTTGTTGATAAAAAACGAGCAAGTCTTGTAAAACAATTATTTGATAATATTGAGTATGCGTACGACGGATCTGATTTGATCAATATGAAAAACATCAGTGGATACATTTCATCGATGGACAAAAAAATAAATTCTTTGAAAAAAAAGTTATCTAATGCTCAACGAGGTTTAGGTCGGCCTCTTACTTCTCAACAAATGGAAGATATGGCAATTGAAATAAAAGAATTGGAGAATATTAAAGGACAAACTTCTAGAGCTAAAGCCACTGGAGGACTTGAGCAGTTTACCTTGAGGGGTAACGACGCTGTATATGGGAATATTAAAACAGCTGGTCAAGCAGTGGATTTTGACGAGAAAATTGTTAACGGCGTAAAAGTATCCTTACAAAAATACACAATGATTGCCAGCAAATTTGCATTTAAGACAGAATTAGGTATGGCAGCAGATACTGATGAGTTACTTTTAAGTGGAATGGGCTCAGGGCGCGAGTTAGTGTATTCGGATCCAGTATCCGCTGCCTTTCATCCAGAAGTTTTTGCTGATCGAGCGACACTGGATGCGATGGAACAAAGAGGTCGAAGTGTTCTTAAAGAATTTGAAGAAGCAATTAACAGTAACACAGTCCCTCGTAAGGTAAGAGCAATGCTAGAAGAAGCATCACAGCGCGATATAGATCACCTCCCATCACACGCACGTGTTTCGGCGCTTAGAAATAAAGAATATGCTAATTCTATATTAGACATGATGCGTAGTGGCGTTAGTCCAAAGCAAAGTCCGACAATGATGAACTTGATGCATAACTTCTTTGCAACGGAAGCGTTTAGAATGAAGGGTAATTTCATGCAAATGGTTATTCCTGACACTCATCGTTTTGCAATTGACAGTGAAGCAATTTTGATGGGAAACAAAAAAGGAAAAATGATCCTAAATAAAGGCAGGGGATATGATCGGATATCCATAGATGGTTTAGGTGATGTACAACACGACATATTAAAGTTTAGAGTTAGTGGCCATAAAATGATGCTGCCTGCTGACTCTATTGGTAAATATAGACATGCTCTTGGTGGATTCGACTTAGACGACAAGGTACTAGAAAAAATTCTAACATATAAAGATAATCAGGGATTGACTCGATTAGGCTTCAACATTAGTCGTCAGCCATCTGGCCCCGAAGAATTAATCTTTGCTAGAATGAATATGGATCAAGATACTATTAGGGGATTATTTGGAGGCAAGGAAGATTCTTCTTCAGTTATAGCATTTAGGGAATCTTTAGACTCTTTAACACAATCAACTAGCAATACAGCTCATAAAACAACGTACAGAATTCTTCAAGACATACTAGATGGTAGGCACACTACACAAACAACTGTTAAAGGGCAAATTGTCACAAAAGACAGAACACTATCCCTAAATCATATAGATGATTTCGAACAAGCTATAATAAATGTTTTTGGAGATTTGGAAAGACGTGGAGTAACTACAATACAAAAATTAGACACAAAACGAGCGCAAAAAATATTTGATTATGGGTCCTCTACATTAAGCGTTGATGATTTGACGAACCAACCAAATTATACTAGAGAAGGAATATTTAAAGTTTTTGTAGAATCAGGCTCTTTTGATATGAAAGATGATTTCTTGGAAACAATGAGAGCAAACAATTTTGATCAAAAAATGATAAATCAATTTTCAGGAGCTGCAAATTTTGACGAAATGCTAAAGATGATGGAAGCCACCTTTCAGACAGACCCGGCTTTGCGAGCAATTTTTCAAACAGCAATAGAAGATTTTAGTGTAAAAAAAGCTATTGAAGGTGGTGACATTCTTGGAGTGTACGTCAATAGATCGATGACAGTTGGCAGTGTTTTAAATCAATATGAAGCTTTCTTGAATGACGCAGGTACCTCTAGCGCCACCAAAAAGTACATGTTAGAAAACTATAAGATTGGCTTACTGTCACAGGATGCAGCAATTGACGCCTCCGTTGCTGTAAACTTTGCCAACGAAAGGAGACTAATTAATGATGTAGGAAGCGTTCTATCTGCAGCGGATAGTGCTAATTACACAAATGATGTAGGAATTCAAAAAGCGCTAGTAAAATTAGGACTATCTGGAGCAGATTTAGGGCTTGACGTTTTTGGTGGACAAAGCATCGAGACGCTAGGAAAAATGATTGGCTTCTCGCGCGCAGTTGGCTCCCCTGATGATAGCCTCCAATTAGGTATTGATGAGTTTCTATTGAAAGATAGGATTAGAGATACAGATACAAAATCTATATTAGACAATATGATTAAAGGTATGGAAGATGCCCAAAGACAAGGGCTATCAACAGCTGTTGATTTAGATGAAACATTAAAACAATTAAAAGCTGTATCCTCCACTAATGATGCAAGTAAGATTAAAGAGGAATTAGTAAAAAGAATTGGCCTAAAGTCAGATCACCGATTTGCAGCCTTAGCTACTTCACATGACACAGCGGTTCGAATGTCGTCATATCTTGATTCTGTGAAAAGGTCCTCAATATCTAGAATTCCATCTGACGACATTCTATCTTCAACTCGAACTTCTAGGGAAGCTGATTCGGTTGCTCGATCAATTCTTGCTACTCATAAGGATGAGCTAGATGAGATATTTGGTACGACTACGGATGCTTTTAAGGAAATGAGTCAAATTGAACAGTTTAATCACACTGCACTTTTAGATAATATAGGCCAAAAGGTCTTAACAGATATAGATCAAGCCTCTAAATTAATAGGAATGTCATCAGTAGATTTAGTAAATGCAATAGATAAAGTAACAGCTGGAACTAGAGTTGATATTGGAGGCTTAAGGCGTTTAACGTCGCTGCAAGCAGGAGAGCTACCAGAGGACGCGGAAAGGGCAGCTAAAGCAATACAAGATGTTAGAACCTACAGAAGAGTAAAGCATTATGAATCTTTTGATCAAGATTATGCCAATCAAGTCAGAGCTAGCCTCGGGAATAAAGGTACCATCAAGGACTTGGAGGTAGAGGCTCAAAAAAGATTAGACTCCGTAAAAGAAGCTCAAAGAAGGATAGATGACGGCACAAACACAATGCTCGATATTTTTGAAACGACTAACGAACAAAATGATGTTTTTAGAGCGATACTAGGTGACTCGGATAAAATTGCTGATGATTTGGTACGAGGAAATGCTAATCATCAGGTAGCATTGATAAAAGCTCAAATACAAAAAGAGCAACTAGCGCAAGCTGGATTAATAAATATTGATCCATCGACAGGGCTAATAGATGATGTAACACCAGGAACCCTAGGAACAGCTGGTGTGCTAGATGCCGATGCTGCCAGAACAGCATTTGGAGATGATGGACTAGCTGATAATATTATTAATTCAATTACAGACCTAGACGATGGACTAGTAGAGAATAAGGGAGTGTATAAAAGAATAGGCGAAAAAATGGGAGATCTTAAAGATCTTTTCAAGAACCCTACTATTAAAAAAGGCGCTTTGGCAATTGGCGCCTTAATAGCAGGGAGCCTAGCCTATACAGAGATCAGAGATAGAACGCATCAAGATATGGCCGGCCCCCCACTACTTCCAGGCGGATCTGCCTATGAAAGCGGTTATCCAAATAGAATTCCGCAGATTGGCACTTTTGGTGGACCAGGCTCTGATCCTGGCGTCAGCTATAAAGTGAACTTATATGGGGACCAAGACGCTGTTGGAAGATTTAATGCTGCTGCAGGAGGGTTAGTTAATGGTAATATTAACACTACTATGTATAACAGAATCCCCAATGTGGGCCAGGATCCATATGCGGAAATGGCAGCCAATTATTAAGGTTAGGTATTTATGATTTTTGGTGCTGGTGATCAGAATAAAAGGCTGAGTAGTGCAGCTGGTCGTCCAAAAGATACATCTTACAGAAAACAAAATGCAGATAGCTACTCAGGTAAGATTTCTTCCAGTAAGTCTTCTGCAAATAAAACTATTGGTGAATCAAAAGCTACTGTCAGAAAATCTAATTCTGCCAAGCTAAAAGGCTCATACGAAGGCCTGCAGCATAGTTCTTCCACCGTCCTGCAAATGGATGGCGTAGGCTATGACAATAAAGCGGTACAAAATGCCCGGTATAACAAAAATCAAGTATCGCATAATGATCACAACTTTAATTTTAATATGGCACCTGTTAATAAAAATTATAGTATAATGGATAATTACAGTTCCATGTCTGCGACTGGATCATCTAGTAATAAAATTAGCAATATAGTTAAAAATAATATGATGTTTAAATAGGAAAATTACATGGCTATTAATAATACTTCTAAAGATTATATAAAAGGTATTGTAGAAAATGATAATCTTTATTTTTGGCTATATGACTTTTTAAATCCAGATAATAAAACCAGCACTGCTGGAACAAAAGAGCAGATAAGAGAATTTTTTCTATATGGAACAATTGACGGAGACGATGTAAACGGTTTTAGCATTGCTGCCGGTGGTAATATAATTGCACTACAGGAAAGCGATCCATACTCGGTTGCCGTCTTCAATTACTGCATATCTATGGCAGTGGTCGGAGCTGAAGTCTCAGGTGTAGCAATTGTAGCTAAGGAATACGAAGCAGTAGCTCAAGCTACAGCAGCATTATTGGATGGATTTATACTAAGTGCTTTTCCAACTTGGACACCAGAAACTGCGCAAGAACAACGAGCTGCAGAGAAGAATGCAAAGTTACTCAGAGAGCATTTTGACTATAACAATTTAATGTTTTATGAAGACAGGTCGTTCTTTACATATCAAAAATATGCATTCCAAAGATTAAATACTTGGTATCAATTTTCTGGAGGCAATAATGATTTATCTGACGAGGAATATTCAGAACTAGAAAGATATGAATCCGTTTATTCATCGGAATTAGAAGTAATTAACTCAGGTGATGACGCAACTAGCGTATTTAACAATCAAGCTTTTATTTCTTTCATAGCAAAAGCTTATAATAACGTAAACCAAACAGATGAAAAATATATTTTTGACCCTTTATTAAGGGCAGCTTATGGTAATAGGGATATTAAAAATAGTAGTAATTTTTTCAATATCTTTCGTGGAACTAATTCACAAGTTGGAGACCTTCAGGCTCACGAAGTATCAACATTATTTAATAAAATGGAAGAAATTGGATTATTCAATCTGGCATCCTACGCCTATGAAATTTCTAATTTTGCAAAGAAAAGATTGAGAACTAAAGATACGTTACAAGCTTCTGCAGAAAATGTAGTGGATCCTACTGTAGATCTACCTTGGTTAATCTCATTAGGAGAAGTTATACAAAGGCTAAAACATGATCCTTTAACTTTTGCAGGAATAAGTTATTACTTTCCAAGCCTAACAACCTTTTTAATTGATGCATTAGCTGTTGTTGGTGATTATTCTGATAATGGTAGAGGTGGAGGAGAAGAAGATACTCTCAATAATGCAGACGACTTTGTATTATCTTTAGAAAAAGCTTTTGGTGTTACTTCCGTACTTGTAGCTCCCGGTATTGAAGAGCGTCGATTTGGAGTTGGCTTTAGTCAAACTGCAAGAGCAATTTTTCAGATGGCTTACAAGTTTACTAATACATCGCAACGTATTCAGAATGTATTAGAGACATCACCATTTAGAGCTAATATAGCTCCAAATACTCCAGATAATTTTCACCTAAGGCTGGGTGCAGCAAACTTCTATGTTCCCCCTGTATCAATAGATGTAAATTCTAATTTTAAAACTGGAAGCCTTACCGGTGCGGCTATTAGGCAAAAGAATAGTCCTAAGTTTAATTCAGGATATAAAGAGACCAGTATTAGAATGAGATTGTTTTTTCCAAACTATGAAGAAATCTGGGGATTGTCGGTAGACGCATTATCAAAAATAGATCTAAACGATACATTCAAAATTGATTTTAAAAATGGCGGGGATACTGAAATAAAGATAGATAAATTTCTTTCCTCACTAAGAGGCTTAGTCGCTGCATTTAAATACTCTCCAATTCTCCCAATTAAAAATCATTATTTAAATGCCGTCCATGGAATAACAGCAGTGGCTCTTTCTAGTATGAGTATTTCAACTATTCCAAATTATCCTTTTGCACTCGCTGTTGATATTGAATTATTAAATTTTAATCACCAACCATTTCTTCCAATGATTAAAGACTTTAATCAAGCAATTCATTGGGGTAAATATCGCCATTACATGGGCAAGGCAGCAGGACATCTTCATGACTATGTTAATGAAGAATTTCTATTAAAGCAGTCTGATGTCAAAGAAGTGGATGTAACTCCTACGACTATTACTGGAAAACCTGTAACTGATACTGGCACTGACACTGACACAGATCCAGAAACACCTGCAGTTCCGCCGAATGTATTTGAAAATGATGTATTAAATATCAATGTAATTTCTGAATGGAAAAATGGAAATAATATTTCTCTATTTGCCCCAGCAGAAACTCAAACAAAAATATACTTACCTAGTACAGCTTCTTTTAGAACTAAACAGGAAAAGATGTTTACCGATCTAGGGCAAAATACTTGGCAAGGTTTACTTTCTAAGTTTGGCATAGACATTAATCAATCAGAATCATACGGCGTGTCTTTAGAAGAAGTCCAAGATATATCACTTTCAAATTCTTATTCCAAATCAATAGCTAATACAATAAAAGACTCTATAGATATATTGACAGCTGGCATTACATCAGACGATAAAGCTGAACAGATATATGCGTTTTTTGTTACTTCATTTATTCTTGAAAATAAAACGATTACTAAGACTCAAGCAGATTGGTTAAAGAGTAACTTTAATACTTCAGCGGGGGATTATCCTGAACAGGGCACATATATTTTTCAAGGAAAGTTTATAAATAATGTATCACTTAATGGTATGAAAGATTCATTTACTACGATCTCAAGAAATCCAGTATCTTACCTAGACTTAATAAAGAGTGGAATAAGTGAAGAAAAGATACGTAAAGCGCAAGCAGCTGGTGGTGAGATTACAGATGAAATGAGGACCTCTATTGAAAAAAGTACTAAGAATGAATTAGCTCAAGCATTTAGCGTGTCTTTATACCAAAGATTTTTTATGAGTGGGCCTATCCAATCTTTAATGGAAGCAGCAAGAGCCAAAGGTAATTATAGTATAGATGAAGATGGAAATGTAATTAGGGAAAGTGGTTACTCTTTCAAGGAATGGGAAGTTCCGATGATACGAGTTGACCTAGATCCTCACTCAGTGATTGTCAACGGCGTAACAGTATCCATGGGTAACAGTCTCGCCAAATTGCAAGTACAAATGCAAGATGAGCCAACCTATCAACATATTGGCGGGAGAGACAGCAGCATTAGTATATCTATGACTGTAATTGGTGAAAAAGAATTAATTAAATTAAAAAATGTTTTTGATCACATATCTAATTTAGCAAGATTAGAGCATGCTACTGGAGTAATCGGCTTCTTAGGTATTAAAAATATTATTACTGCATTGTGTGGAATTAAATATGTCTTACCACTAAGCTATAATGTTAGTACAATACCTAATTATCCTCACGCATACAATGTACAATTAAGTCTAATAGACTTTGACATATTTCAGCAAAAACGAGAAGAACTTAGTAGCACTCAACAAGAAGAATTAATACAACAATTCAGTACAAAGAAAAATCCATTTTTAAGAATTAAACAATTCTGGGGAACATTTAATGCGTATCCGGATTTTCCTTTAAGTTTAAAAAATTCTGAGGGAGATGTTGTAGGGCATTTAGATCCAGATTATTACTTCAGAAGTTTTGAAATGTTTGATAGAGATGTGGTAAATAGCTTTAGTACACAGCGTTCAAAAATCCAAGACTACAATTTTGAGACAGGTGAATTTACAAGCGGATGGGGAGGCCCAGGTTTTGATACGTTAGGGATAACTGCAAAGATATTAGAATTTATTCAATTATATAATAATGTAGAAGATACTATAGCTTCTACAGACGTTGTGCAGCAAATGAAAGATTATATAATTGCAAATCAAATTGGATTATCTAGATTTATTCATTTACTAAGAAATGTTGTTACTGGCAACACAGATTATAGTAGCTCTACAAATGTGCAACTATTGACTGATTTCATTACATTAACCGAAGAAACTAGTGAAACAAATCCATTCTTTGATGCAGTTACTCCAGCTCGTTTTCAGCAGGGGGACCTATCTCCCAATGATGCAGCTAACGCCAGGTCTATTGAAGGAGCCTTGATCGGAGCCTTTAACCTACCCGGTGAAGAATTTGTAAGTTTTGATCCAGATGAAGTTGATTTTCATAAACAAATTTTTACAGTACCTGCATCAGATCCAGCTGATATATTAAATAATAAAATTCCATCTATCTTGCAAACAGCGGCAGGTACTCATTTTGGATATGTTAGTAGAGATAATGGTAGATTTTATTTAACCGCTAACGGCACTAATGTCAAGAAGGTTACTATCGAAAATGATTCCTCTAATTCAGGGGTTACAAAATTAACAACTAATTTTATAAAAGATGTACAGACTCCAGAAACTGGAAACACTACTGTTAATACAGGGGTTTCTGGGGCAAAAGCAGTTTCTGAATACCAAAATGCTTATACCGGTGATGTACAATCACATTGGGAGACTATGATGGTAGATGCCTCTTATCGAGACGTATCAGGCCGAATGCTACGTGCATTCCCAACATACATGCTATGGTTGATAGATGAAGGCGGTATGTTCGCAGGCGTTAAACTGTTTGACAATTTCTATGGACTACAATCTATTATTGATTTCTCTGTAGTCAGCTCAGAAGATTTATTAGGTGATACTTTAATTTTTAGAGTTTCTAATCTTTATAGTAAATTAACAAAGAATGAATCTAGTAAAATATTTAACCCTAATAATAACAATGGAAGTAACGACCCACTTTCTTTGACTGATGGTTTAAGTTCTATTATTGAAAGAACTTTAAATATGTCAAAAAATATTCTTGGACATATGAGAAATGAATATGTTGTTGATATAGCTAACATCCGATTGAAGCCAGGAGTAAGAGTCCATTTAAGGGCAGGTTATGGATCAAATCCAAACTCACTTCAAACTCTTTTTAATGGGATTATTACCAATGTCGAACAAGGTGAAATCGTGACAATTACAGCGCAATCTGATGCAATTGAATTAGGCGCAGTAATTAATTCAGTAAATAAAAAAGGCGATAGTGGAAAAATTGATGGCGGAGTTGATACCGGGATGTATCTATCAGAGCCTAGAGACTTGATGGTAAGGTTACTTTCCATGGGTGCCTCCAGAACAAGAGAAGCTATAGCCCATGCAACAAGGGGGACAGTATTCTCAGAAAATAGATTTGGCATTAGACACTTTGGCAATATTCTATATGAGCCATTAACTAAGGGGGAGGAAGCAAAGAACGACGCCGTTCGGGACAGTATAACTGGAGCATTTAGTATTGCAGGAGGAAATAATAGTTTCATGAATAGAGCTGTCGGAATTACCGAAGGCTTTAGTATGAATTATAGAGGTAATACATTTTCCGCAATTAGCCAATTATTCGCTAACTTCTGCGCCCAAGTAGATCTTGAAATATTTAAAAGAAATATCTATCCTGGAAATGGAACTGGCATTGCTCAATTCCTTGGTGGGGATCTAGATGACGGATGGTCTACAGCAGCGTCCTTGACTAAAGAGGATAGCTACAATGAAAGAATGGAGGGCTATCTTGGCAGATTGACCGATAGAACTTGGAATGATTTAGTCTCTAATTCGGAATTGGAAAATGATGGCCTATTAGATACTGGTGCAAATGGCACATTATCTTTTTTAACAGAAGATAATCAACTTGTGAATTCAGATGGAAGAGCTGGATTAGTTAAAGGTCTATTTGGAGCCGGCATAACTGCAGGAGCCTTTGCATTAGGTGGACCAGCTACCGCAGCTATAGCTGGATCAGGATTGCTTGGGGTGCTACGTGGCAGAGGTGGCACTAATATATTTAGAACCATGGGAATTATATCGCCTAATTCTGATGATGATTTACCTGGTTTGGACGAAGTCTCGTTTAGAGCTCAAACTTATATGAGAACTGTTTGGGATTTATTCCAAATGTGCGCAAAACTGCTACCCAATTACATTGTAGCAGTTAGACCATTTGAAGATAGGTCTACAGTATTTTATGGTAAGCCACATTGGCTCTACACATCTGGCGTAGTTCCAGTGACGACTGGTTTTCCTGGGCAGGAAAAGGCTGAGGAATTAGGAATCATTCCTCCTCAGATTAAGCAACCAGATCAAGATCTTGTATCCATTTTAGATAAGATCAATAAAGACTCCAATCCCCTTGCTGACTACGCAGCTTTTTTCCAAGCATCAGAACCAAGTCAAACAATTCAGGAGATGTCTGGAGCCATGCTAAGTTCCGGTGGCATTTATGCACCTACATCAAAGGTAACTGGAAAAATATTAAACTTTTATTCGGAACCGTCTACAACATATTATGATCCATATGACACAACTAAAATATTGGCTAGATTACCAATATCTAAAGGTTATGTTAATATTGGATTCCACTTACCAGTAGGCGTTACTGGGGGAGGAACAGAAGATACCTTAGCTCTTCAACAAGATAAACATAAGCAACTGCCCAATCTTCCGCCAAGATTTAGTTTTCCCTATTTTACAGCAAATGAAGATCTCCCTGACGATCAACTTATAAATTCCTCATTTATAAACTTAGCTGATGATATTAAAACTTTTATGGATGAATCTAATGGAGATCATATAACCACGGGCAATAAGGACTATTATAATAATTTATTAAAACTTCAAAGTTTAGAATATATTTTCTTTGAAGAAACAAAGCAAACACTTATTCCCAATGATGACATTATTAATCTTGATAATCCATTAAATTTTGGACAACTTAATGAACAGGCAGCAAAATTATATCCAGACGCACGAAAAGTAATGGTCCCATTGCCAAGAATAGGTCTTTCGACAAATGCATCGGGGTCTATCGGTTCAGCCACAATAAGGCAAGAAAATGTTGATGATAACTTTTCCTTTGAATACCAATCAGGTAATTATGGAGAATTAACCTATAAGGAATGGGGCACTCCTGCTACAGCTGAGGATGAACAATTTTACATAGCCATGAGATGGCCATATAACCCAGTCTCTCAGAGCGAAACAAATAGAACTGGGGCGGATGAAGATACTATTAGTCAATTTAAATCTAATTATGATTTCGAACATCTATATGGAACAGTAAAAGATTATAAATCTAGAAAAGTTTTAGTTTATAATCCAGCTAATAAAAGAGCAGTAGTTTGTCGTCCGGCTTATTTCCTTTGGGGCAATGAAGAGGCTATTGATGTAATACAGTCTGACGGAGACAGAGAACATGGCCTTGCAGCCGCAGTAGTATCACCCGACGCAGCCTATTACTTAGGCATAATTACGCGAAATTCTGACGAAAAAGATATGGTGGTCTCCAACGCAACAAAAGGCGTTGAAGACATGAATAACTGGAGAAATTCTGGATTCAGACCGTATCCTCTTATGCAAGAGTGCTATATGGCATTTGTCCCGGATAATGTTCCTGTTGGAGTTATAGCGGATGCAGTTGCACCAGCGTCACCCTTCTCATTAAAGGGTCAAAATGGAGAAGAAATTGAGGAAGATCAAGGTCTCACAATCGGTTTTGGATCCTTTAAGCCAAAAGAAGGTGATGTAAATTATGCAGTACAACGGATAGCATCAGGAGATACAAGTGGTTCGGCAGATACGATAGAAAGAAGAGCTATCGCCATAAATGATTCATTAAATGCGTATAAGCCATTGGATACTTATATGGTATCAAATGTCGAAGGCTTACAATATGGAGGTAATGCATTAAATGTCGTAAAAGAGGGCGATCAAAAAACTTATTTCCAAGCCGTAATTGATGCAGAGTATAGTCCCCTGGCAAGAGAAAATCTTTACAATATACTAGCTGACGAATTACCTGACACTGGAGAGGGTGATACTGCAACTGGAAGAGTTTCATTTGCCCCAGTTTATTCTCCATTAGATATAATTAGCGTTGAAGCAAGATCTTACTACGATGAAAACTTTGATGCATCAGTTTCAGTCATTGCCGGAGATGGTAGAACTCTAAGGCAAGCAGAAGATATCTGGGATCAATTTAGATTTGGTTATCATAATTATGAAAGTGTTAAACAAATATTTTTTGACGCTTTCAGCTTAGATCCCGATAACGAAAATGAATTTCCAGAGTTTTATAAAAATATACTTACTGGATCTGGATACAGTGGAGACGCGATGCCGAGGTTTAACGATACTACTGGGGATGGTCAAGCTGGAGCTTTAGATGAGTTTAAAATTTTATTAGGTTCAGATTTTATAAGTAATTTACAAAGTACCAATAATTCTTCTAGTGAATCTAGTGCAGATAGTACTTCCAACCAAAACTTTAAAGAAGCTATTGAGTTTGCTAGAGCAAATTATATTGATGCAAAGATAGATCAAGGTGGAATAGTAGAGTATTTTAATGCAGTTATCAAAAAATCATTACTTTCAATCCATACAAACTTCTTAAGCACTGATAATGCTACTGTGAATAACGTATTGAGCTTTAGCCTCTCCGCGGATAGAGATAATCCAACACTTACATCTGAGTTAGTTAAAAAAATTAAAACACCAAAACAATTATTCTTATTAATGGTTGGTATCTTCAGACAAAGAATGTGGGAAGATGCATATGCAAGAGCCTGGCTGGTACTTAAGCCAGATAGAAAGAAAGCTGGAGACGATCAATGGAGCTTTAAGCCAGTGGATAAAATATTCAGAGCGTTCATTGATCCATATAGCGATTACGCTAAGCCGGGCAAACAAGATAAATTTTTGAAATTATTAGCCGCAACAAAAGGCGAAGGTAATAGTTCAACCAATATTGTTGGCGACGCTGCTGACGGAATTAATGATTTTTGGAATGCAAATGTAGGACCAATCTTTACAGCTATAGGAGATGCTTTATCCGGCATAATGTCAATGTTTGCATTAGCCATGCAACAAATGGGTTATGCCCTGTCCGAAGCAGGTAACTTTAAAAAGCAAGCAAACATTTTAAATAAGGCACTTAACGATTCTATCTACTATTCACTAGGAAGACCTGGGACACTTCTTAGAGCTGTAGATAATCCATTTAGTAGAGAATATGGAGAACCAGTCATAGAAGTGCGTGAACCATTCCAGAGACTTCATTATATAAGTTCTTTCTCACACATCTTGTCTAATGAAATCCAAGAAAATATTAACGGCGTTGCAACAACTGTCACAGCCATATCGGACGGTAAATACCCTGTTACCGTAGCCTTAGATAAGGGCGCTCCAGCTGAAAGACAGGTAGAAAAAACTGTTGAAACTGGATTATACTTTGATAATATGACCGGTTCAGGATTTACTGGATTCCTACATCCCCTAATGCACCCGCTCGAAACATTCAGGGGAGTTGCAAAAAATGTCCAAGGAGCTCCTGATGAATTGTCTGCAAGAAGAGTTGCATTGGCTCACTTAAAAGAATCAATTAAAGATATTTATGGCGGAGAATTAATAGTTATAGGAAATTCAGATATTAGACCGCACGATTTAATTTATTTGGCTGACGTTTACGAAAGAATGTACGGCATATTTGAAGTCGAACAAGTGGTGCATCACTTTACGGCAGAATTAGGATATATAACATCGATAACACCCAATGCCCTAGTTACAGTGAATGACCCAGCAAGATGGTTTATGACATCTTGGATTCATTCTTGGATGAACGTTCAAACAATTCGAAACGATACTAGAATGTATTTAAGCAGAATTAGATCAGGCAACTCAGGAATATCTGTTGGCGGAAATATATCTATGGATGCTCTTGGAGAAGCACTGTCCCCTCAACTATTAGGAGGGCTACAATTTACTCATGGCTCAAGCGCTTTGGTGAAAGATGTTATGGCTAACCAAACTGCGCAGAGTCTTCCAGATGCCAAGGACCAGCTAATAGCCCAGGCCTCAGCTAACAAGGAAGGTGCGGGTGTAGGATTTAAAATGTTGGCTGGTGGTCTAGCAGCAGGTGCTCTTCTAGGGGCAGTGACCCCGATAGGCTTAGTTGGCGCAGCAATAGGTGGGCCTCTAGTGGGGCAACTTGCCTGGAAAGGATGGAGTTGGATTAGAGACAAAGTTCTTGATCAGCACGGTTGTTATGTTCAATATTTAAATAAAAACGGTCAACCAATGGACGCAGGACTTTCTTATAACCAGGGAATGGTTGTTGGGAAGTATCACTCCAAGGCTCTTCTACCTGGAATACTTGGAGTTAGGGCTAATGTCAGAACACCGGAAGGAAACGCATACATCAGAAGCGATGATCTATTTAAGAGTCTTGGATGGAATGAAAGTCAAATTACAGACTTGGTTAGACACGTAAGTTACGAAAATGCCCTAGTGCACGCGCGCGTTCTTAAGATGGCAGGACTTGGCCCAGAAAAAGCTGGACTTGAACCACAATTTAGGGTACTGTGCAAAGTAATTCACTTTGTCGACGGTGACACAATCGAAGTGCAGGATGTATTATCTGGAGCTATTTTTAAAGTTCGTTTTGATGGAATGAATACATCTGAAATTAATACTATGGAAGGTAAAGTTGGGTATCCAGATACTCCAACAAATCCAGTAACTGCGAATGATACTATTAGTTTATTAGATCTTTCTACTCCAGGTGGTAGAGCTAAACTGTTTACTACAAAAGCGTTGACGGATAAAATTTTTGTTCTTAGAGTTAATCCAACTAGAGTTGGAAAGACGGCTGTATTAGAGCAGGACTATGAGGCTGGAGCGTCACAAAACATCGATGCAAATTATATCAAAGATCAATTTCAAAGAACAATTGGAACAATATTCTATTACCTACCAGAAGTAAATATAGAAAAACATAAAATAAATATTAGGAATATATTTAGGAGTAATCAAGAATCTTTAGATACTGTACAAGCAGAAGTACAAAAAAATATGTATGATCAATCACCTTTTAGGGTCAAATTTAATGAAATTTACAGCAAGATAGCTACTACTGTAAAAGAAAACTATTTTGATGATTCAGATAATCTAGATCCATTACACGGACTGTCCGAAGAATATGTAAAGAAATATAATATTTTAGTTTATATGAAAATATTAGAAGAAATTTATAACGTAGTTTCAGAATGGCCTCAAGTTAGCTGGGATGAATATTATGAAGATGGACATCCATACACGCTAAACTGGGAGCTGGTAGTTAATAACCTAGCTAGAGTCTACGTTGCAGATCTTCAAAAAGAATCTGATTCTGTAAAGACAGCAGAAGAATCAGCCGCAATGCCAATCGTCGTAGGAAGAACTGTATAATATGGTCAGCATTGATAAAAGCCAAATGGCAAACTCTAAGTCAATAACAAATGCTATTTTTGATAGTTATTATCCAAAAAGTAAAAATTTTCCAAATGGAAAAATTGTTGTTGAAAATACATCTTTTGGCAAGAATGGTGTATCTGGCAGAACACTTACTAGCCGAAGCATATCAGAAGCTATATCTGGAGATGTTTTATATAGATCTCCAAAATTTGCAAGTACTTTTTATAATAAGTCGATTGGAAGTTCCCTAAACTCTTTGATCACTGCCGGTTCCGAATCAACTTTTGATTCAACCTCAACTCTAGTAATTGAAGATCCAGAAAGTGGTACTTACACAGATGCTGATGGAGTCACAAAGACTGCAAAGCTTAGGGGAGGTGCTGCGTTCGCTAGGATACTTGCAGAAAGTATCGTGGGGAAACAGGGCGGCAGTTCTTTTATTCAAGAAGCGGAAGGAAACCTGTATGATAATTATGTTTCTTTTGAGACCGAGTCAAGACAGGATGGCAAAGAAGATCATGGCGATACGCCGCCCAATATTGATTCAGGAAATCCAAGTGCTGGAGGAAGAATGGTTATGTTAACCAATAACAGCACTGTAGAAGAACGGGCATGGCAAGCTGAAAGAGCACTCCTTTTAGCCAATACAGGAAATATGAATGGCACTAGTCATCTAAAATATGGTTGGGATTTTGATATTCCAAATGGATTACGTGACTTGGGAACTAAAGATGGAGGAAGTGAATTCCCTCTTGTGGATCCAGGTTCAAATATCATTACAATTCCAGTAGCAATTATCGACGCTGCTCCGCAAAAAGCGTATATTTGTCCAGCAATAATTGAATTTTTTCTTTTACTAAGTACAAAAATAAAATTTAAGGGAGGTTTTGGAGCTAGTAGATGGTCAGATGATTCAACAACTAACAGTATGACAGAGGGGAATACACTTTCAGCGCATGGTTTTGGTAGAGCATTTGATCTTATGAACGGAACATCTCTATCCGGAACATTCTACGATCTGGAGACTTTAAATTTAGAGACATTTAGAGGCTTTATGGACATGTTTCTAACTGCTATAAATTCATTTCCCATGCATCTAATCCCAGACCTGTTAGGTTTTGATGATCGACTAAAAACTGAATATGGAGTTAGTGAAGACAAAGACGCAGACGACGCAGCGATAAAACTAAGATTTCCTAACTTAAAACATGTTAGATGGTATCCGGACAGCGGTCATAGAAATCACCTCCATATTGCATTTTCCCCCGCAAGGTCAGGGATATATACTGGTGCAGGAGGAGCCTTTACTACTGGTCCCGCAACACCACCTACCACAGGGACAGTTCCATCTAGGGGAACATTCCCCGAAACAATAGTTACAACTCCAGGAAATATTATTGATTCCAAATATACAAAAAGCTATAAAGTACCTAATACTGGAGAATTAAGTCAAGATGAAATTTTTCAGTTGATTGCAGGGACAGTAGCATATCCAGAATTAGCAGCTCTATTTACTGCAATAACTGCTAGAGAAGGTAACGTCGGCAGTTGGAATCCAAAAATAGTTAAGAGCAAAGATTATTCTTTTGGTTGTTTTCAAATTAATTTGTTAGCTCACGGAAAAAAAACATTCCTAACCCCTCTACCAACGGTGTTATCCACAGAAGGTTGGAAATTGGCTGCGACAGCGTGGGAATATTTTGGACTGACAAACTTTGATCAATGGAAATCTTTTGCCACGAGTATAGCTAAATCTGAAGCCAATGAAAAAACTCCAGCTTATATAACGGATAGTAAAAATTCAACTAGTGATCGATTGTGGATACCAATAAATCAAGCATTTATGTTATACACAACGTGTACTAACCGAACTCCAGTTTATCCACTTCCAGCAGATCAAAAACTTGGGGTAATTCCAGAAATGCAACATGTCCTTCAACCATGGGGGGACTACGGAGGTGGACCAGCATATGGACCAATTTCTGGCGTTAAATGGTCAGACGTTGTAGGGGTTTATCTAAGAAATACTAATCAAACAGAAGAAACCTTAAAGACTTGGGTGAGAAGATATTTTGCCTTTGCAGGCAATGGTGCCACATCTAGATCTGCTCCAGTAATAGAGAGATGGATGAACGGCGAAGAGTTCAAGTCATAAGACCATGAGAGGATTAAATAAAAATGCCAGGTAACTATCCAAAATTCGATAAAAAAATACAGGATCAAATAGACAACGTATCTATGCAAAAGTCCAGGACAAGACCTGGAATTGTAACAAGCTATAATAGGGCAAGTAGTACGGCAGATGTAATATTAGATGAACAATATTCTGAAAATATGGGAAAAGTTTTAAAAAATGTACCCTGCCCACTAGTCAAAGGAGTCCAATCGGTCTCACCAACTCTAGGTACAAGATGCTTAATAGGGTTTAGGGATACAAATGAATCAAGTCCATATATATTAAATTTCTTTGATGATGTTACAAGTAATAAATTTCACATAAGAAACTCTGTAGTAAATACTGGAATACCTAGATTTATGGTGCACTAATGGATATTTTAGATACTGCAGCCATGAATAGACGGAATAAACAAGAAAGCAATTTTCCAGTTGAATCAGAAGTGCAAAAAAGAAAAGAATTTTCTGATAGAGAAGTTGGATTAACTCACCCTGATTTATCTAGTTTTATACGATTAAATGATCAGGGCGATATAGAGATCTTTGCTGCCCCCGGAGTTGGAATAGTCATCAGTGGTAGATCTAAGAGCATATCCTTATTCGGAGATCAAATCAGAATGCACTGTAACGAGGACGGACTTAGGTGGAACAATTATAATTTTAACTATTCTTCATCTGATTATTCGGAACCTACGCTGGTCAAACTAAACTATAAGAATATTCATTCAGCTCAAAATGGTATATCATATTATTTAGATAGGATGAACGATTTAGAAGATCAGGAAAATCAAAAGACCGTTACTATATCTGGTGACTATGGTTTTAATCAAGAGCAGATAATACCTCAGCAGACATATACTTCGGAGGATAACTTGTCCGATTTAACTTTTGAACAAGTTGGGCTGCTAGAAGCATACTCTTCAAATTATTCAAAAGAGCATATTGATCTAATGGTGAAATACATTAGAGAAGGTCTTACTTTTGATCAATCTCACCTAAGGGCATTAAGGGAAATGAATGAGTGATTTATATTTTACACTAAATGGAGACATCTTAATTGGTGGCAATAAGGATATTGTTTTAACCAATTCCTCTATGCAGAGCGATGTACAACAGGCTTATATTAGGCTAATGACAGAGCCTGGAGATTTTTATATATATCCACTGCTAGGAATTGATTTATCCTTACTATATGGAATGCCCCAGTCTGCAGAAACCGGAGAATTCGGCAAAAAGCTAATTCAAACAGGATTGCAAAGAGAAGGTATTTTTAAGGGTAGAAATATTAAAATAGATTCGGTTCCTACCAGTAGGGATACTATTCGTTTTGATGTTCATATAATTTCAGATATTGATCAACCAGTAGTTCTATCTGTTAGTCAGACTTTAGGAGCATAAATGGCTATTTACGGTGTTAAAAATAAATCAGAAATCCTAGTCTCCATACTTAATGGACTTGAAAAAAATGCTGGTATTACAGCTATTTATCCAGGTTCTATTGCTAGAGCCTTTGCAGAATCAGTCAGTGCTGAGATATCCGATCTCTATGAAGCATTTAGATTTACTGTTTCCCAAAGCAACTTAAGTACAGCATCTGGTAGGAATTTAGACTTAATTGGAGATCTATACGGCGTTTCAAGAAAGTCAGTTACAAATTTTGTTGCAGAAGAAAGACAATCTTTTAACGTAGAATTCTTT